ATGACCACACAACTGCTACTCAGTTAGGATTTGAGAGTACAAGTCGATGGCTTGAACTTGTTTTGCCAGGTGCTGCTCGTCAAATGGATATAAGGATTTTAGATAAAGATGGAAATCTTTTAACAACGGATCCGAAATTTATAGATTTGACAGTATATGATGATGGTGAAAAGATTATATGGTCAGGTAGATATCCTTCTGAAACAACTGAAATAAAGAAACGAGAAGATGGTGCATATTTCTATCTTTTAAATGCTGGTGCAAGTCAAGCTGATTATATGTTATATTGGACGGTTTACATCGGAACAGGTTATACAAATATTGATGTTTTTCAATATGCTAAAGTTGCAAAGCCACGGGCTCTAATGTTGTTGCCAAATCTTCGCAATCAGTTGGATAAGTCAATGAAAAATGTTCATGAGACTCATGGATGGGCAGACGACCAATTGTATTTGTTATTAGAGGGCGGAGTGCAAGAAATTTGTAAGGCGAATCCCCGTGTCAATTATACTTTAGCAAATTATCCTATTGAAGAATGGTGGCAGTTGCTTATAGATTCTGCTACTTTATTGGGATTAATATCGCAGGGCATTTTTAGCATAGATTCTGATTTACATTATACTGATCAGGGTATTTCATTTTCTGTTGAACATGCTGGTCAAATAAATACATATTTAGGTTTTTTAGTAACAAGATTTAATGAAAGTATTCAAAAGTTTGGATTGAGACATTATGCAAAACCAAAATTATTAATGCAGCTTCCAAGAAGAATTTATGGCTACCAAGCGTTGGTTTCTGCAGCGCCGTATGGCGTAAGTTTTCCACGAATATTTGGAAGACAATAAGTTTTAGAGTCAAGGAGATCAAGATGAATAAAATAGATAAGAAAGATATGTGGGTTTTGCTTTTGAGTACGGTGAGATATAGTATGGGAAGAATGACGTATATGTCTTCGCTTGCTCCTGAACTTGTTTTTCGTTATAAAGATTATCTCAATGAATATCAATTGAAACAAATAAAGGAAGAAGTTGAAAAGGAGCTTGAATGCCATAACGTAATGAAAAAAGAAAAGATTCAAGAAGATTGGTTGGGACATGAATGTGATGTAAATTCATGGATTAAATTTAAAAACGATTTGGAAGAATTATTAAAAAGAGGTGAATAAATGGCAAGTTCAAAATTCAGAGGTGTTGATTGTAATAGAGGAAAATGGAGAAGTAGGATAACGGTTTATGGAAAAAGTGTAAATCTAGGTTATTTTGAAAAAGAAGAAGATGCCGCTCATGCATATAATATAGCAAATAAAAAATATCATATAGAATTTGCTTTTTTGAAGAAATGGAAAAAACGTAGAAAAATGTCTGATGAAAATAAACAGAAGATATCTTTGAGTTTGTTTGGAAGGAAATTTTCTATTTTACATAGAAAAAAATTGAGTGAGGCAAGAAAAGGAAGAAAATTTGGTCAATTATCTGAAGCACACAGAGAAAAAATAGGATCAGCAAACAGAGGGAGGAAATTTACTGACGAACAGAAAAAAAGAATGAGTATTGGCCAGAAAGGAAAGAAATTATCGAAGGAACATATAAGGAAATTATGTTTATATTCACAAAGGAAAGATGTAAGAAAAAAAATGAGTGATATGAACAAAGGACAAAAAAATCCTATGTATGGAAAAACTCATTCGTCCGAAGCAAGAAAAAAAATAAGCGAAAGTAGTAAAAGAACATGGAATAATCCTAAACACAGAATTAAAATGTCTATGATAATATCAAAAGGAGTTAGGAAGAAGTGGAAAGATACAAAGTATCAAAAATTGCAAAAAATTGCAAAGAATGCAAGTCCAAACAAGCCCGAAACAACTTTAATTAACTTGTTAAACGAAGTTTTACCAGGAAAATATAAATTTGTAGGCGATGGAAGTTTTTATCCAAAAGGATGCGGTTTAAATCCTGATTTTATGAATATCAAAGGAAAGAAAAAACTAATAGAACATTTTGGTGATTGGTGGCATGGGGAAAAAATTCAAAAGAAATCCAAAAAATACCATGAGAGAGAAAGAATAAAACATTTTCGGAATTTTGGTTATGAAACATTGGTAATTTGGGAATATGAATTAAAAGACATAAAAAAAGTTGCAAGAAAGATTATGAATTTTGATAGGAGGTAAAATGGGATATTGGGGCAATCCACGCCAAAGGTTGGAACAATTAAAATTTTGGTCAAGAGTACGAAATGCAAACGAATTTTTATTATCTATAAATGCTTTTGTAGGATATTTATGGATTCGTAAAACTGTCGGACAGCAGTGTACTTGTGTTAAAGATATTTCTGAACAGGCCGACAAGAAATGTTCAATTTGTTATGGAACAAAAATAGTAGGTGGATATGAACGATGGGGTTTTAATACAGTTTCTATGGATTCACAATTTGAAGGATTGGAAATAGATTCAAAATTGAGAATAAGAACTGATTTTACTCCACATAGAATAGTTTTGGATAGAGGATGGGAGAGTGGTGAAATAATTACTCCTTATGTTGAGCCTCGACCAAATTTAGGATGGATTGGTTTTAATGCTGATGATTATGTATATGATTCAGAACATTCTGGAATAGATTATTATTGGCAGGAATATGGGAAAGATGAATGGAATTCAATAATAAATTTTCCAACTTTGGCTGTTATTGAAAGATATGTGAAATTTAAAATAGTTATACGAAGAAATAATCAAACTATAAAAAGCCCTGTTTGGGGTATGATTCAAGTAAGAAATAAAAACTTTATAAAAACTGAATTAAATCTATCAAGAGAAAGGCCTTCTCAAAGAAAAGATAGAAGTAGGGAGAAATACGGAAATTTCGAAGTGGAAGATGGATTGAAGATGTGGACAATAAATGCTCCTGTTATAGATGATAATGATTTTATAGAATTACGAACAGGATTGAGAGAAAATAAAAGATACAGAGTAACAGGTTTTGAACAAAGCGAGCCAGGTGGAATTTTATTAAGTCAGCACATGACTTTAAGAATTTTACAACCAAATGAAATTTATTATAAGGTATTCTAATGGCAACAAAGATTTGGACAACCAAAGAAGATTTTGATAGTGGCAGTTTAAACAATGTAGTAGATCATCGTAATAATGATTTACAATTGGTTTACGCCTGGAGTTTTGGGGGAGATCTAAACGAAGCTAAATATAGTATGGCAGGGGCTGGAACACAAACTGCAGGTCTTTGTTTTGGTGGCGATAAAGATGGTAATGACGCACTTATAACAACAGAAGAATATGTTGGATCATTATGGGCATGTGCTGGAGATTTAAATACTGGTCGGCGTAATTTGTCTGGTTGTGGTACTCAAACAGCGGCGCTCAGTATTGGCGGACGTACTACTATAGATGAAGTTATCACAGAAGAATATGATGGAACATCATGGGCATGTGCTGGAGATCTAAATGTAGCCAGATTTTGGATGGGCGGGGTTGGAACACTAACCGCTGGAATTTGTTTTGGTGGAAGAAATGGTGTTCCCACAAACTTTGATAGTACAGAAGAATATAATGGAACATCATGGTGTTCGGGGAATGGTTTAAGTGTAATAAAATTTGGTGTGGGTGGAGCAGGAACACAAACAGCAGCGCTTTGTTTTGGTGGTAGAAATATTGCTAGTTATGCTACAACAGAATATTACAATGGTACTTCTTGGAGTTTAGATAGTGATTTAAATAAGGCTAGAGATAGGTTGGGAGGAACAGGAACACAGTCAGTGGCTTTGAGCTTTGGTGGTTATGACGGTGTTACTTATTTAGCAAATACAGAAGAATATAATGGTTCTATATGGACAGTAGCTTCAAGTTTGAATGTGTTAAGGTATCTTTCAATGGGAGCTGGAACTCAAGAAGCATTATGTGCGGGTGGTTCCGCCGCAGTAGGTTTTAGATTAGAAAGTACAGAAGAATATTGCCCAGTAGCATCAGGAACATGGACAGTAGATTTTGATAGTGGTTATAATCTTTCAGTTTGGGGAAGTACAAAATGGGATGATTTATCATGGTTAAATGCTGGCGGAGGTAGTTGCAAGGCCAGAGTGAAGTCTGCTACTACTCAAGGCGGTTTAGTTGGTGCCACTTGGTATCCTACTGGCGGAAGTGGTTATTATGAAACACAACCAGTAGATGTGGAGTGTCCGGACAATAGATGGTATAGATTAGAAGTAACTTTAATAGAAGGTAGTACCCCACAAATAGAGCAAGTGGGTCAAGATTACAGTCCTCCCTTGCCAACAATTATTGGAAATGCAAATATTCAAACTTATATATTTTATACAATAGGGGCAAATGGAAGAATTCAACCTGTTATAACTGCAAACAGTGAGATTAGTTTAAATGTTCCATTGTATGCAAATGGAAGAATTCAACCAATAATAAATGCAGATGGGAGAATAAGTCCTGTTATATCAGCAAATGGAGAAATTGTTGGAAATGTTCCATTGTATGCTGTTGCAAGAATTCAACCATGTATAAACGCTGATGGAAGAATAAGATCTGTATTACCCGCTGTTGGAAGAATTCAACCTATTATAAGTGGAGACGGTAGAATATGTCCCATAATAATTGCCAATGGAAGAATTCTTTATATGATTACAGCTAGTGGTAGAATAAGTCCGATCATTACAGCGACAGCAGTAATTTTTCCAAGCATAAGAGCTAGTGGAAGAATTCAACCTACTATAAGTTCTAATGCTGAGATTTGTTTGAATGTTCCATTGTACGCCGTAGCAAGAATTCAACCTGTTATAACTGGCAATGGAAGAATTCAACTTATAACAACAGCTAGTGCAAGAATTGCACCATCTATAGGTGGTAATGCAGAAATTGCTTTAAATGTTTCATTGTATGCAAATGGCAGGATAAGACTTCCAAATTATTCAAGTTATACTATTAATGCACTTGGAAGAATTATTGCAGAAAGACGAACAAAATTATTTATAAGCTCTGATGTAAAAGAAAATATTTTATTATATCAACGATATCAAGATTTAAGAGGTTTGGTAGTAGATGAGAATTTTTATACTAGGGATGGATATGTAGTTCCTCGCAAGAGAGGAAGAACTAATTTAGGAAAATATTTGTTTGCATTACAGAGTCCGTTTTTCGCACAAACAGTATGGTCAGTGAATTTAAACAGTTCTTATCAATTTGATATTTTAACTGATGCAGTTGGAATAGCTCCTTTTAGAATGGCATTAGCAAGAGGAGAGAATAGAATTGATGTAACTCGTAAAGAAACTAAAGTAGAATTGTTAGAAATACATCCTACAACCAGAACAAACATTACTCCTTTTGCAAAAACAGCAAGTATGATACAGAAAGAAACTTTTGTGATAAAGGATGTGAGTGGACAAAAAACAAGATTATTGGATAGTGAATATTCGTTTGTTAATACTAGTTATATTAAAATTGTAAGTTCTGCATACGATGCGTCTGCTATATATACAATTTATTATGTGGTAATAAATCCAGGAGAATCTGAACCAGAAAAAAGAACGTATACTTCGTGGGTGAGAAGTTTAAATTATGTAACATGGTTTGGAGCGTATTCTGAAGAATTAATGTCAATAGACGATTCTTCTGATGAAACTAAAGATGATACTTATTTGAAAACTGCTACACATCAGAGTTTGATAGATAATTTTGGAGCAACTTTAGCACGTACAGAACCTGATTCAAAATGGACAGTAGATGGTTATCGGGAGATTTTAGAAGAGTATTATCATTCATATTTAAGATCTTCAACAACTCAAAAAGGTGTTAAAGATGGAATTGGAAATATAGTAACAATTCCTCCTAAATTGGAAAGTTATCAAAATTACAAAAAATGGATTTTGGGATGGCAATGGCTTCCTACTAGGGAATTAAATGTTAATCCTATATCAGGATTTCCTGATGGATGGGTAATTAGTGGAGGAACATGTGAGGATTCAAATAATAAACTTTTTGGTAATAATGCGCTAAAAATCACCGTTTCAAGTGGTGCTACTGAAGTAATTATCGAATCTAATGCAATTTCGACATGGAAACGATTTATAAATCGAAATTGGAGATTGAGAGGATGGTTATGTAAAGAAAGTGGACCAACACTAGGTATCAAACTTGGAATATCCGAAGATGGTGGAAATTCATGGAATTGGAATTCTCAAACTTTGACAAGTACATATAAAAGATTTACTTTTTCTAGACATGTTAGTAAATATGCTACGAATATCCGAATAAGATTTAAAATTACTGGACCAATAGCTGGAAAGATTATTTATCTGAATTGGCCATCTCTGGAAGAAATGAGAGATAAATGTTTGCATGTGGGATCTTCATCCTACTATCCTGAGACAATGAATTATATTCCTGCTACTTATGTAAATGCATACACATTTACAGTAGGAGGAAATAGAGTAGCGGAATTTACATATTTGAGAGACGTATGTGCAAATTGTGGAGTTGATGATATAAAATATGGTAAGGTATCCCAAAGTTCGTACGTGGTTGCTACAGACATTACAACAGTTTTGTTGACAACAAGTATTTTAACTTCTAATTTGACAGATGTTAAATTTACAGTTAATCCTGTTTATTGGTCAACTGTGCCAAGAAGTAAAGCAAAATCGTATCATGGGTTTAGAGTATTTTGTTGGGGAATTCATACTTTGACAGAGCAGGAAAAGAGATTAGTAGGATTTGTATCATCTGGTGGGATCAATGTTATGAATCCTGGAACAGGACATCCGTTTTACATCAAATCAGCAGAAGCGATTTTAGAACTAGTAGAGGAAGATGATTATAGAATTTATAGTTCTTATGATAATTTGAAAGCAGGACAGAAAACAAACATGGAAGTGGTGAAACGAGAGGATATTGTATAACATTATTGATAAAATTGTGTATAATACATTGTGGGAGATATTATATTGTTTCAGATGAAATTAAAAGTGGAGTTCGGAAATACATGGAATAGATTGAAAAATTCCTCCAATTGGGGCGATATTAGAAATGATTTGCTAGTTCGAATTTCTAATGAATTAATGGGAACAATATCTTCTACTGCAGCGGCCGGATGGAAGAGACCAACTGGATTGGGAGATCAGAGTTGGTATGTAACTGTTGATAAAGGTGGTGGATATGCAATAATAGGAAATAGACAACCGTACATGTATTGGCAAAACTTTGGAGTAGTAGCTCATCAAATGCGTTATTTACTAAATGTTGGTGAGAAGATGTATTTAGCTTTTGGAAAATATCCATATTGGGCAAAAAAATTCATACCTGTAAGAACTGAAACAGGAACTATTGTTTTTAGAAGATGTACAGAAAAATCCATACGTGCCGGAGGATGGTGGAATCCTGGATATCCAGGGAAAAACTTTGTTAGGGACGGCATAGAACTTTATAGAAACACAGTTTTAAAACAGACATATCGTGATGTATTGTTACGTGGCGGAGCATTAAGGAGATAAACAAATGAGAATAAAAATGTCAGAAATAGAAGCAATGCCTAGAGATTATTGTGATAAATGCGGAAAAGAATTGGGAGATCCTACATCGTGGCACAGAGACATTTTAGGAAATAGATTTTGTAGTTATGCTTGTAAAGAAAATTATAAAAGAAAACAAGATAGACAACAAGATCAAAATAGACAAGGAGAGGTTTAATGGCTTTTGGTAATTTTATAGAAAATGCAAAAAAGACTATAATACAACTTATTAGAGACCAGTTTAAGGATGAAGGCTGGGCCTTTGAAGAAATGCCGAAAATGGAGAAGTTTAATTTTTATTCTGCAGATCCGTACGAAACTTTTGTTCGAGCATTAACAAGCCTTCCCGACATCGACCAACAATTGCCATTAATTGCTGTAACAGTTGGAAGTTCTATTGGTAAAGAAATGGGAATAGGAAGATCAGGGGATTATTTAGGCATGGTAACAGACACTGATGGTTATTACTATAAAAGATATAGTTGTGCTGTAAATATGACAATAAATATTGATATAGGAAGTGAAGATGAAAATACTAGGACTGAATTAGTAGATATAGTGCTTGGATTATTTCAATTTTATATGAGGGAAAGGGGGTGGGAATATAATCCTCCAGAAGATTCAGAAGATATGTTTCAAATAATTTTTGATAAAATAGTGAATGTGATGGGAGAGAATGAAGTACCAAAGCCAGAAGGAGATGTGTACGACAAAATATTTGTAAATCGATTGTCTTTTAATGTGATTATGATAGATTATGTAGATAGGCTGGCGGAAGGTCAGGGTAAAATTGGCCCAGGAGTAGATGAAGCACATAAAGGACCAATTTCTGTTGAACCAGATCCAGATGGCCAAACAGGAGAAACTTATAATTGGAAGTAGAATAAAAAAAAACAAGGAGGTAAAACATGAAAGCAAAATTAATTATAATCTTAATAACCTTTGGAGAGGAGGTGTAACATTATGAGTACAAGTAATTATCAACGACCCGGCGTTTATATTAGCCAGGATACAAGAGCAGTTCTCGCAGCTTTTGGAGGGTTGCCGAGAGCATTGTGTATTGTTGGAGAGGCAAGTAGATCGAAAGTTGTTTCAGATGAAATAGTAAGACGTGGTTATGTGTTAAAGGAAAGTATTACGCCCGCCGCCGCGTCTCCACATCAGGCTGAGTTAGATTATACGGCTAATCAAGTAAAAACAGATACAATAATGTATCGAGATAATGTAGAATTGGATCCTGATGGATGGGATTTTGATGACGCAACACATGTAACTATCAAAGATTTTGCATTTACTGGAGGTTCTGTTTATACAATAAGCTATCAAGCAAGTGCAGTATCTCCGCCCGCAACTGATCCGTTAGTAAATGTAACTATTGAATCAATATCAATGGTAGGAACTTATCCGAGAGTATCTTATTATGTTCAGGGAACGGATTATCAATTGACAGCTAATAAAGTGGATTGGACTCTTGGAGGAGCAGAACCAAATCTGGATACTTTTTACTATGTTTCATATACATATACAAGACCAGATACAGATTATAGTACTCCAAAATTAGCTTTTAGTTTGGATGAAGTGTTGAATGATGTTGGTGGTTTAGATGCTACCAATTATTTAGCAATAGGTGCTCAAATTGCATTTCAGCAAAATACACCATTTTTATGGTATATGCAAGTTAAGGATGCTGATGCTGATGGAACTTATACAGTAAATGATTATAAGACTGCTGTGGATGGATGCAAATTGAAAGAGGAAATAACGGATATTTGTATTTTAATGCCAACTAATTTTAGTAATTCGGATTATGATTTATTAACTGCGTATGTACGTCAGCATGTAATTGATGAATCAAATATCTATAAAAAGCACGAAAGAATTGGTTGGTTCGGAAGAAAGATAAATACGGATATAGGTGATAAATCAACACAATATACTTTTGTTTATACAGCATCACAGCTTTTGGTAGCTTTTGCTGGTAGTCCTGGAAGAGGAAGATTAGTATTGATTGGTCCGAGTTATTGTCAGAAGACTATTACTACAGAATCTGGAATGGAATTGACAATGACTTTAGATTCATCCTTTTTAGCATGTGCAGTTGCTGCAAAACAAAATAGTTTTGATAGCGTGGCAGATTCGTTGTTAAGAAAAACAATAACAGGATTTGATTCTATTGAAGAGTGGAGTCCAGAACAGGTAGATTATTGTGCTGCTAGCGGAGTTTGTGTTGTAAGTTATGTAGGAGGATTGCATATATTGTTGGATCCGATTACTACTGAAAGTGGAAATGCAATTGAATTTCAGGAAATATCAGCAACATGTCAAAGAGATTTGCTTACAAAAAGGATGAGAGAATATTTGGATGCAAATATTATTGGTTTAGTTCCAGATGACCTTGATGACTTTTTATGGGATATAAAAGGAGCAATTGTATTGGTATTAAAAGCGGCTGTTTCAGATGGTGTGATTGGTACTTTTACAGATGAAGATGGAACTACAAGGGAAGTAGATACAACAAAAGATATTGATGTGAAACGTGATTTAACAGATGCAACAAAATATCTTTTTAAATATTGGTTTAATCTCAGATATCCTGCTAAGAGATTGTTTGGTTCATATACTGTAGATACACCATTTTATGAACAGAAAGTATAAAATGAAGAAAGGAATTTAAAATTTAATTTTTGGAGGAGGTGAATTTATATGGGTAGAGCGCCATTTACAAAAGCCATAACTCAACATATAGTTTCAATTAGAGTTAATGGTCAGACTATAGGTTATATACAGCAGTGGAATGCATCACAAAGAAAGGATATAACTCGTGTTTTTGAGATTAATGCTGCGACTTCAGGAAGAGCAATTGAATTAGTTCCTGGAAATACTACCGAGGATACTATTGCTGTAAATAGATATGATATCTACAAAAAGTTAATGTGGAAGGCATTTGGTTTTGCAGCAACAATTGTCCATTTGTCAGATCATTTAAGACCTTTTGATGTTAAAGAAATTTGGAAAACACCACAAGGAGAAACTTACGGAACAATGTATACAGGATGTTGGTTTGCTGATACTGGAAGAGATATAGGTGCGACAGGTGAAAGAGTTATGATGGCTAGAGGAACATTACAAGTAACTGATAGAATTCCATTAAGATAATTTTTATGAAAATGAATTTGGAGGTGAAACATGGCAAGTCCATTAGATGATTTGAAAAAATTGTTAGTTGATGGTTCAATAACTAAAGATGTTGAATACGAAGGACATACTTATACTTTTTCAAGTTTAAATGAAGAAGAAGATGTTTGGAAAGATAGGTTTGTTCAATTGGATTCACCTTTAGCAATGGCCACTTCTAAAAGAGCACCTACTTTGGCAATAGCTTTGAGAAAATTGGATGGGATACGTGTTGAAGATTTATTTCCTGATTTTAATAATAATGCACTATTGGAAAGTGGAATAAAATTTCTTATAGCACAGACTTTGTTAGATGATTATTTTAGGAAAATGAAGAGAGAACATATTTCCGCTTTATTTGGTTTATATGTTACTGAAATAGAAAAACCAGAAAAAGAGGCAATAGTTCAAATAAAAAACTCCTAAACGAGCCCTCTTGGAAGATGAAGTCTAATATATTGGCTTCTAAAGGGGTGCTCGTATCTGATCCAAATGTAAAGAAAATGAATAAAGCTCAATGGATTTTTGAATATGAGGGATATGTAAGAAAAAGAAAAAAATTCCTAAGAGATCTAGGATTGCTTTTGGTAGGAGAAAAAGCTCAAAAATTGGATATAGATGAGGAAATGGAATTACTTCCATTAGCGTACGTTTTGAATCCAGAAGTAATGAATGAGTATATTAAGAAAACAGAAGAAGAGGAAGAAGGTTTGAATATGAATGATGAAGAATACGAGAATATGTTGAAACGGTATGAAGAATCTGGTTATAAACTTGATGATATTGAATTGATGGAAGAAAAAAATGAACAGGAGAAAAATAAATAAATGTCTGATGAACAACTTCAGTTAAAATTAGAATTAGAAACTGAAACTGCAAAAAGAGAAGCCACTGAAGCTCTTGGTTCTATAGGAGAAGAAGTTAAAAATTTGGCTGAAACTTTTACTGATGTTTCTACTAAATTAGAAAGTGTGGCCGATTCTTTTAGTTTATTAAAGACTAGAAGTGCGGCCGATTTAGAAAATGTTTCTAAAACAGTAAGAAAAACTGAAGAAGATTTTGAAGAACTTACTAATACTCAGGAACGAGGCACTCAAAAAATGGGAACAACTGGAAAGGTAATGGGTGCTGTATGGAAAGATTTGAGTTCAGGAATGGGCGCGCTTAAACAAAGATCAATGGACCTTTTAGGTTTAAGAGGATTAGCTTTGGGCGGTGTTGGAGTGACGGGAGGATTTGTAGCACTTGCTGTTGGAAGTTTTTTAACGGTAGATAAATTAGATACAGCAATTAAAAATCTTTCTTTTGATGCCCAAGGATTGAGAGGCCAGCTTCTAGGTTTGAAAGAAACCAGGGCTGGTGATACTTTTAAATTAATGGGACATAATGTTGATGCTTTACATGAACAATTTAAAGGATTAGGGCATAAAGGCGCTGTAGAAGTAATGTCAGCTTTTGCAAAGTCTGGAATTGAAGTAAAATCCTTGTCAGATAATACACGAGATTTATCTGTTTCTTTTGATACCATTTTAGGACTTCCAGTAGGAACTACAATGGGAGATTGGACATCAAAAGCTAAAGAATTTGGACAGGATATTAATTTTGTATCTGATTCTATGGTGAGTATGTACGGAGATTTTGGTGCTTTTATTGAACAGGGACGAAAGGGTGCAGTAGCTGTTACTGATTTGATGAATTCTTTGGAAATGGCGGGGAGGTCTTTATCGGGATGGCATACAAATTGGCAACAAATGATAGATTTGCAACTTTTATATATTGATGGTGCTGAAAAAGCTGGTATGAGTACTGAAGGAGCGAGCCGTTCTTTCGCAGGTTTAGCTGGATCATTGGCGAATTTATCAGAAGGTAAATGGTCTTTTATTCTTAAAGATATGGAGAAAGTGGGAGCGGGTACTACGGGTGGAACAAAGGAAAGTATTGAAAGAGTGCAAGCCCATTTAGTAAAACAAACAGAGGCAATGGGAGGCGGATGGTATGGTAAAATGGAAGCTGCTATTCAGATGCCTATGACGATGGCTAAAGAAGGTTCAAAAATGAAAGCGGCGGATATAAGTACTTGGTATGGTATGTTGTTGGAACAAATGGTACCAAAAAGTATGCGAGGAAACAAAGGTTTGGAAATGGCGTGGTTAAAGAAAGAAATGGGAATGGGACAGCAAGAGGCTAAAGCTATAACAGAAATGGCTGAATTTTATAGAAAAGAAAAAAAAGGAGAATTGACTGAAGAAGGTAAGAGTAAAAGAGATAAAACAATAACAGATATGGCAAAACAACAAATGGAAGATAGGTTATCTGCAACAGAAAGGATAACTGCAGGAATTGCTCGTTGGTGGGTTAGAGTTGCTCCACACATTTTTTCTATGATTATGGGAGCAGTGGATCTCATTGTTAAGGCTATTGGTGTAGTAGCAGGAGAAACTGAATGGAAAGATGTTAAAGAAAGTATGGCTTTTTCATCGGCCGCTTTTGGAAAATTTATGGATGTTACAAAAACAGAATTTAATAATCTGTTGGGCATTGGAAAAGATATTAAAGGAATAGAAGGTTTGCTACCTCCAGATTGGGGAAAAGATGAAGAAGAAGCTAAACTTTCCAGAGAAAGAGAGCTTATAAAAAAACTTTCCTCACCAGATGAACCAGGGTGGAAAAAAATTGGAATGAAAGGGAGGAATCAAATGGAAAGAGATACTTTTGGAGTGGAAAGGGGATCATTGGCCTCAGCTACGGCAGGAGTAGTCAACGTTGTAAGAGGTAAAGAATTATTTATTAGAATTACTAAAGGACAAATGTTACAAGTATTGGGCGGGGAATCTGATGCAACAAATAAAGGAGGGGTATAAACAATGGATGTAGAAAAAATATTTGATTATACTTTATGGAATCCATTGAATCCTATTGAACATTCACAGAGAATTCCTATGAAAATTTGGACCGATTTATCAGTTCATGATGGGGGAGGGGGTAAAGTACCAGGTGCTGGAGCTAATAAAAAACAAACAATGCTGGAATTATCTGTAAATCCTCAAAGCGTAGCTTTTAAACAAGTAAAAAGAATTACCAGTGATGTAGTTAGAAAAGGAAGAGTATATTATTTTTGGTCTTCGGCTCCTGGAGAACGAAATTTGGATATATTGGCTTTGACAATTGGAGGAGTATCTGGATCTATTTTGAATAGAGTGGCAAATACTCAATATCAGCAAACATTGGGAGAACAAAAAATATCAAATCCACCAGAGGGCGCTATTAATAAGAAACATCAAAAATGGATGAAATTATATTCTATGACAAGAGAGGCAGCATATCCTTTAGAATTGAATGGAGAATTTAATTATGCATATATTGAATATGTAAGTCCAATTTTTCCTGCAGGAAAAACAATAACTTTTAAAGGACATTTTTCTAATCCATTGGATTTTGAAGAAAATGCAGAGAGACCATTTTTAATAAATTACTCTTTTGAATTTATAGTTCATCAAACCGATCCTTCATTGGATACTATTTTAGAAGAAGCATCAAAATTTTTATTAACTAGATAGAGGATAGAAAATGGAACAAGAATTTTTTCCAGAGGGCGGATGTGTTCGTACAGGCGAACCTTCATATAGAGTTTTTATATTTACAAAAGAAGTGACTGAGGATGTGAAAAGTGTAAACATAACATGGTCTACAATTGATTCGACTTGTTCTATTGAATTGACAAATCCTCGTGAAAAATGGATTATAACTGAAAATAATCTTAATGGAATATGGAGAGAGGATGAAAAAATAAAGAAAGCAATTTATAAAAGAAAGAAAACATTTATAGTTACAAAAAAATCTAAAAGTACTATTAATAAAAATGAAAATCCAAAAAGTGAATCTTCTACTACTCATACTGAGGCGGGAACTTGTGTTTATGATTTATATGAAGGAGATAGTGTTATTTCTTGTGGTGATACTGTTAGAGTATATTTAAAAGATCCGTTTTCTGATTATTGGTACAGAGGATTTACAGGATATGCTTCTCCTGTAACAGATTCTTACAGCGCAGATGCAGATCATTTTATTTTAACAGTTCATTGTGAAGATACAAAAAGATGGATAAGAGCTACAAGATTAGGATGGGGAGTTTGGGGTTCAGATAGTTCTGTTAGTTATGCAACACAGGAAGAAACAGAAAAAGCAACTGTTTCTTCTATATGGCAGTATGTTGCACCTGGTAAATCATTGGAAGAATTAGTAGTTTGGTTAATTACTGGAAAAACTCTTGATACTTCTGTTATTGGTGATATGCAAATAAAACCAGACAAAGAAGAGGAATTAGAATTACGTTGTGGGAATTTTACATTAGGAAAAAGATGGGTTATAAAAAATAACAAAGATGTTGAAGATGCTCAATTATTTTTATTTAATGAATGCTTGAGAGTACAAGGAAAAGGCGCAGATGCCGAAGATCTTATTACTGAAGAAGGCAAATTTGTTACTCGTGCGGGAAGTGGAGAAAATGCAAAGAAGGTAGATGATGGAAGTCTTTATAATGTAGATGGTCAGATTCATGTAATGATTCCAGAATATTTGACATATACTGGAGAAGATGAAGAAGAAGGAGGTATTTATTTAAAACCGCATACAATGCTTCAAGAAATTGGATATAGAGACGAATATTCATCCAGACTAGGTATAATTCAAGATTGGGCAGAAACAGTAGAATTTAAATTTTATGCATTGCCAAATGGCGATGTTTTGTTAGAATTTCCACAATATGATTTTAGACCTGAAGATTATGGTAAAGCTAATGATTCAATAACAAAAGGTAAAGAAGTTTTTAAAGTGACAAATAAAGAAATTATGGGATGGGATATTACCGAAGATGATGGAGGCATTGATACTCTTTTTGTAGTAGGAGGTTCTTTAGAACAATATTTTAAAAAAATAGGTGATTCAGCTCAATTAAGCGGGAGAATAGGAATATCTGGAAAAGAAAGTCTTACTAAAAGATTTGGTTGGAGATGTAGAAATTTAGATGCTCCTTTAGTTACTTCAAAAGAAGGTTGTGTATTATTGGCTGAAGCACTTTTGAATAGATCATTTTCTGAAGCAAAAACAATGAATGTGGATTGTACTGCTCGATATGAAGTTTGGCCAGGAAGGCCTTATTTAGTGGAAGGAAGAAGAGTTTTAGGATATTGTACTTCTATAGAACATACTATTGTATGGGGATCTCAATTAAAGACTAAAATAAATCTAAGCTATTTAAGGGGTTGGAATACAGAAAAAGAAGAATGGACTACAATAGGAGGAAAGTTAATAAGTGAAGAAAGACGATATTTGGATTATAGTAAATTATATTCTTCTGAGAAGAAAGGAATATAACTAATGAGAAATTTATCTCCAGGAGAAGCAGCAAGTTGGGAAAAAAGAGTAATAAAGGATCCTTATAATAAACTGGTTGAAGGTATTATTACTAATGTTTTTACTGATACTGGTTATGCAACGGTGAGAATTCTTCAACATGTGGGAGTAGAAAAGGATTGTCGAATCGCCTTTCAAAGTATAGGAGCTTTTTGTAATTGTAGAGTTATGCCATGTCAAGGTGATATGGTTTTAGTTGCATATACTAGAGGAAATAGACCAGAAATTATAGGATATGTTTCTCCGACTAAATCTAAAGTAATGAATAGTTCAGGAAAGATGGATGAAGATCAAAGCAGAGGAGGTTATTATCAATTAATAAAAGCTTCGCAAGATGGGGAAGAATGGGAAGTTGTTTCTCCAGGTGGAAATGGTAGTAAAAAACCCTGGAAACAAAAAATTGTTTTTCGAAGAATTGAACAAGGAGAATTTAATTATAAGAGCGGTGCTCCCCATTATCCAGGCGGTGCAGAAATATATGGAAATAGAATGGGAAATTTATATTTATACGGAGGACCTGCAGTTTTAATAAAATTATTAAGAGATGCAAATGAAAATCAACAATATGCAGATTTATTTAGAAGAAGAGATAATGATTCTGGATTAGGTAGTTGTTCAATAGAAGAACGATTTGGAACAGTAAAAAGAAAAGTAGATACAATGAATATTACTTCACTTGAAGAAGAATGGCCAATTCCAGTAGGAGGTTGGAAAGGAAGTTGGAAATCGACTACAGAATCGGCGAAAGAATATTGTTTAAAAATAAAAAGAAAAGTTGGGATGGGAAGTGCTTCAACTCATAAGAATTTGATAGAAATTAAATACGGAGATGTTATAGATAATAAAGGATTGGTCGAATATAACCCAAAAACTAAAAAAGAAGTTAGAGCCAAACTATCAGTTTTTGATGAAGATGATCAGAGTGGAAAAAATTGTACAACTTTTAAAATTGACAAAGCTGGAAATGTTTATGTAAGACAGATGTTAAAAGCGACAGATTTTTCGATAATAGGATTAGCAGCGACATTTTGGACTCAATTTAAAAATTGGACTGCTTATATAACTGAAAATAAAAAACAATATATTTTAAAAGATGATTTAAAAATGGTTGGGGGAAGTCAGACAAATATAGTTTTAAAGAAAAGCATAAATTTTATAGGTAAACAGAAAACAGATATTGTATGCGGAAAATGGGAAGTAATGGCTTTAACTGCAGAAATAAGAGCTATGTCAGTTAAACTAGGAATGGGAAGTTTTCAGAAATTAGTGAATGAGACTTTTTTAACAAATTTATACAATACGCATACACATCCTGGTGTTTTTCCAGGGCCTAGTGTAACAGGACCTCCTATAATTCCAGGAATTCCATTGGTACATACAACAATTAATACTGAGGCGGGATAAAATGGCTGGAAAACCCTTTGATGAATGTTTCTATGATTTATTACGAGCTTTGGCCGTTGATGAACTTGCAAGTTTAAAACAATATCTTCAAGATTCTAAAGGATTGATTTCTCATGAAATAAATGATATAGGTTTTAAAATATCAAGAATTGATGATTGGCAATCAACTCTTCAAGGTGAATTAGGTAGAATAGAGAATAAGGTTAAAAAATATGCAGATCAATACGGAGCAATGCCTTTTGCAGATTTTATTGATTGTATAGATAGTGGAAATATGGCGGATGATATGCGGTCAATGATGGAAGGATATCTTGATAAATATTACGATTTAAAATACAATTTAATAAGTTCTACGAGTATTCAAACTTATTGGGAAAATATTGATTTATATAGAAAAGATTTAGAATCCAAAATAACAGACTATATTGAATCTATAGATAGCATTTTAGCAGAAAAACTTACAGGAGTCTTTTAATGACTAAAACTTTTAAAATATCAGATATAACACGGACAGGTATTGGTGATGTTGAATTGTCCAATCAAGGACAACCAGAAATTTTGGAAAACAGGGATAAGTTGATACAGGATATATTGGAAATATTGTTAGTAATGGAAGGTCAGCGTGATGTGCCAAGAACGTCTCCAGAATTTGGTTCTAAAATATATAAAATTTTGGGATATCCACTTCCAGCAGGAAGTTTAGAAACTTTATTGAGAGGTGCAATTGATTCTGCTATAGTGAAATTAAAAACAATGCAAGGAGAAAAAATAAATTTATCAAAAGAAGAACATATTTTTAAAATAACTTCATTACAAATTAAAAAAGAACAAAACGTGCTAGGATACAGATTTCATTTGGCTATTGATACTTATGATAAACGTGTGGTAACAATTGAAGGAACTTTAATCTAGGAGATTATAATGGCTGTCTTAAAATATACAAGAGAAGAAATAATTGCAAGATTAAAAAAAGCTATTCAAGATTATGATTCTAATATGGATGTTGATTACGGTCCTGTGAAGGATTTAGTAATTGATCCAATATCAGAAGAATTAAGATTGGTAAATGATAATATTTATCATGTTCATAGAATACAATCTCTTTTAAATTCAACAGAAATGGATGACGAAGAATTGGATAGGTTAGCTTATAATTGGCAAATTGTTAGAAAAGGTGGAACTCAGTCAACAGGTACGGTATGGTTTCAATGTTCATCCCCACCTTTGTTGGATATGGAAATTCCTTTGAATACGGTAACATCAACAAGTAATAATACAAATCCAATTAAATTTGTTACTACAGAAGTTAAGGTGTTTAGAGCTTCTTATGCTGCATCCTATAAAAATGTAGCAGAAGATGTTTATGAATTGGCTGTTCCAGTAAGAGCTTTAAATCCAGGATTGAATACTAATGTTGCAGCGGGAAGTATTTCAGTTTTATCATCTAATGTTTCTTATTTTACGAATGTTGTTAATAAAGAAGTGACTGCTGGCGGGACAGATAGTGAAACAAACGCCCAATTAACACAACGATTATTAATGGCTTTAATGGGAATTGAAAGAGCTACAGTTCAGGGTTTGGAATTATGGTTTGAAGAACAAGATGGTGTTATTGATGCATCAGTAATTGATGCACAGGATCCTTTAATGACAAGATCGGAATCTGGTGCGGTTGATGTTGCAATTATAGGAACAGATTATGTAGAAACACAACAAATAGAAGTTTTTAATAGATTGAGTATAATTTTAGAAAAACAACCAGTTAAATCTGTTATTTCTATTATAAGTTCTATTAAAGAATATAAAGAAGGAGTAGAATGGGTATTTGTACAAGATACAACTTCTGATTATGCCAAAAGTACTAGAGCACTAAGTAAAATAGAATGGAGAAGTATTGATACTCTTCCTGCAATGGGTGAAAGTGTTACAATAACTTATCAATATGATAAAAAAGTAGAAGATTTACAAGAATTGGTTGAAGAAGATGATAACAGATTTTTAGCAGATGTTTTAGTTAAAAGTGCTGATCAGATTTTCATCGAAGTAGCATTGAGGATAAAAGTGTATTCGAATTTTTCACAACCAAACATTAGACAATCTGTAAAAGATGTTATATATGGTTTTATAAATACTTTAAAATTAGGTGAAGATGTTGAACAAAGTGATTTAGTTTTCGAAATAAGAAAGATTGCTGGAGTAGACAATGTGGAATTGCCTTTTATTCAACTTAAAATAGATGGGCCTGGAACAGGGACATCCGATATTATTATTCGGAAAGATCAATTTGCAAGAATACAATCATCAAAGATTGAAGTTTGGTCAAGTTAATGCGGAGATTTTAAATGCCAGTACAAGAAAACAAAAGTTTTGTATGGACTCATAAAATTACTTTAAAAAATGCAGACGGATGGTTAAGATCTGAACAGGAGAGGATTATTTCCAGGATTATGGAAATATATCCTTGTAATAATTTTCATTTTATTCAAAGATATTCTTCTCATTGTAAAGAAAATGTAGGAAATGGAAAGATAAGAGTATGGAAAACGGCTAATCAAAAAGCCAAAGGTTTGATTTCTAGATGTGAAGAAGCTCTTCTTTGGAGTACTGCAATAATTCAACCAGTGATTGCAGCAATTGCAAGAATACAACCTTCTATAATGGGAACAGCAAACATTGCACTAGGTCCACAAATATTTGGAAATGGCGATATTATTCAACCCCCAAACAAGATTGAGGGCGATGGGAGAATAAGTCCTGTAATTTCTGCAAGTGCTTTAATTTTTCCAGGAATTACTTGTACTGCAAGAATTCCTTATCAAAGATGGTCAATACCTTTAATGAAAGGGGATGCTAAAATAGTTTATACTTCTGAAAAAGTAGTATGTGGAAACTCCAGAATAGTGTTGGGAAATTATCCGATTAACGATGCACAGGGAAATGTTAAAATAGGAAAACTTAGGGGATGTGATTTGAAAGGTGATTTGCCTTTTACTGGATGGCGTTTAACTAGAAATGGAAGCATTGAACATTTGGTGTGGTATATGAGGGGTGTTAAACAAGAAAGATGGGTGCCGAAAGTAACGCAAATTGAAATTTGGTTTAATCCGGTTGCAGGAGATACAAATGGAGAAATATTCAGAGATACAATAGAGGATTTAATGGATTATTACACTTTTGGAAATCGCAGAGTGGATTATATTTCAGATACAAAATTTTCAATGAAGGGCGATTATACTAATCAATTATTTAAAGGAATGAAATTGCAAATCAATTCTCCAGATTTCTGTTGTAAGTTGTTTAATGATCAAATGCAAGAATTGGCATATTTTAAATGGATGATTGATAACTTTCCTTATCAAGTAGCATTATCAAAAATAAACAGTACTAATGCATTGAAAGTAAATGCAAAAATAAATGATGATTTACATGAAGTTATAGTAATAAAATCTATTTTTAATGGAACAAATACTGTAGTGGAAGTTTCCGGAGAGGCAATTAAAGATAGCGATTGTTTAATCATGAGCTGGAGGGAAAGATTTGATAGTGTAGAAGTAGAGAAAGATTACTATCCCTTTTCTACAAATGCACGTATACAGGCGTTTTTACGAACAACTGGAAAAATATTCTGGCTAGTAGGCCCACCAAATCTTCCTGGAAATGAAGAAGATTATGCATATAAAATATTGGATGTGGGAGAATAGGAATGGTAACTTATCAAAAAACAATAGGAGCAGTGTGCAGAGTTTATAATAAATCAAAATCTTTGGAAGATAAGTTTAGTTTTATAAAGGCTTCAACTTCTTCAAAAGTTGTTCAAGAGCCTCTTATTTTAAACATAGCCACGAGGCTGGCCAAATTAGCATATAAGTCTGACCTAAAATGGAATAGAGCAATGTTATTTAAGAATGATATTCCTGTAATTTCTACTTATATGGGTTTTACAACTGTTCCTTTACCAACCAGACAATCTTCTGGTTTAGGATGGAAAGAAACTTTATCAAGTATTGCCAGAGTGGGAGTTCCCTACAAACAATTGTGGTGGTTTAATTCGGCGAATGAAATAGAATTACATCCGAATATTTGGGATATAAGCGCAGTTAAAGATTATTCTTTATCATATAATAAACTTACTCAATATATTTCATATAAACTATTATTAGGGGATGGCGAATCTTGGTATTTGGATTGGCAAGTTTATAACAGAAGAACTTTGGATCAAAATATTAAAGAAGAAGTTGAAGAATTGATTTTTGATGAAATAGGTTTTAATGCCAAATTGATGCATTTTCCTGTTAAGGATCAAAATACAGCTATTTTATATCAACATACAGGAATTATAACAATAACAGTTCCTGTAGAGAATTGGTCATGGAAAGATGAGAAGGAAGTTGTATTTAATTCGAGAAATTATTTAGATACTGCAAGTAGGTATTCTATTTATTATAAATATTATCAGCCAATAGAAGCTCCAGTTATAAATTACACTGTAGAAATTGCACAATCAATAGATGATGGAGAAAATTGGACAGCATGGGAATTAATAGAAAGAGAGTTTTTGGTAGATAAAACTAAAGGAAGTTTGATAAGATTTAGATTAACTATAGATGAAATTGATGATCCGAATTCATTCAGATTTAAATCTTTTTGTGCTAGAAAAGTTAGTACTTAATATTAAAAAGGAGATTTAATGAAAATTAAAATGAAAGAAATTGAAAGATTAACAATGAAAGAAGCAATTGATACGTCCCAAGAGGAGCAGGATACATCGGTAGAAAAAATGCTTCAAAGGTATTTGGGAGAACCTACTAATCTTTGGCTTTATTCAGATTTGCCAATAGAAGATAGAATGGCACTTGCATATCTTGCGGCAGATGAGTTTATGGGCGCAGAGTATAAAGGCGACCAAGTACGGCAATTTGTAGATGCAATTAAGCGGGTAATTAACAAACCAGAAGTTTTTTGGGAACAGATTAAAGAAAAGGATCCTGAGAGGCTTGAGCGTTTAAAGTCATTGAATTGGTCATTGGAAAAAGTAGCTTTAGAGGACATAGGTGTTTATCCGAATTTTGGTGGATTCCCTCGTTTTTGGAGTTATGGTAACGTGCTTGACACAGCAAAAATTTTGGCTATGAGTACAGATGAACCTGAAAAAAGACATCAAGTGTTGTTAATGGTGCCAAAGTGGATGACAGTTTTAAAATTCCTGCCTCCTATAATTGTTCCAGGAAAAACATTACGTGGAAAAGATGTAAATTATGAAAAAACTAAATGGGCTATTGATGATGGAAATCATAGGGTAGTAGCCGCTGCAATAGGTGGTGCAAGATACGTTGTTGCATTTGTAGGAAGAGTTAAAAATAAGGAGACTTTATGAAAATATTTATGAAAGAAGCTAGTTTGGACAGAGCGGATTTTATTGTGGAGGATGTCAAAAAAATACGTCCTGGAGATAAAATTACATTTCATCTGTGGGGTGAATATCTTAAAGGAGTGTTAAAAACAAAATCAGGCAACAGATGGCAAATAAAAGGCGATAATGGGATGGATTATTATTACATTCCTGTTTAAGAGATAAAAATTATGAAAAGAACTTTATATCAGGATGGCGTTGAGGTTAAAGCAGACGATTTAAATAATACTGAAGACCAGAAGTCTATCAGCATTAAAGAAAGGAAAAAATCGTTTACACAGGCTGGTGTTATCTCTGGGATGAGAGTAACGGCTGGCGTAGGGAATACTGTAGATATAAGCTCTGGGATAGGTTTTTGTGCGAACGGTGAACGAATTGAGTCGATCTCTGTGTCTGGAGAGTCGGTAACGTTAGACGAATATAATTTTATTTGTTTGGTTTATAAAGAGACAGAAGGAACACCAAAACCTCATGAAGATTCTGGTATTTCATACAATACTAGAATAGAAGAATCTTATGAAGTTAAAGTTCTTATGGAAGCAGATTATAATGCTTTATCTCAAGAAGATAAAAATAATAGAATAGTTGTTGGAATAGAGAAAAATGGAATAATTCAACAATCTCTGGAAATAAAAGAAGAAATAACCTCTTCATTGATAGGTATTACTGGAGCGGATATATTGAAATTTAGTTATGGAACTCCACATGGAAAGGCATGGTTTTATTATGAATGTCTTTCTGGACCTCCTTTTATAAATCCAATAATTCGTATTAAATACAAAGCTCCTGGAGATAGTTACGGAAGCTTTGTATCTTTGACTTCAGATAATGATTATCTTTTGATATCTAATAATCTATTAAATACTTGTTTGTTGCGGGTTAGATATAAATTTTTACCAAAAAGAAGTGCAGAGGTTTTTACAGAAATAGAAGAATTATATAATCCTCCCATAGAAGGCAATCAATTTTATAACACTGCAACAGGAAGTGCAAAAGAAAAACTTCATAGAAACAAAGATGGTCATGGACTTCCTACGGAGGTTAATCCTCATGGTTTATGCAAAGAGGATTTATTAGGCGGAGCAGAGGATGTGGTGGTTCATCAAAAAAGAATGCATAGTGCAAAAGATAGAACTACAGGGGATATATTTGGAAAAAATTGTATTGTATCACAAAATTATTTTAAAACGGGTTCTACTTCTACTTTAAAACCTTATGTTTATAATGGAACATATATTTACATAAATGAATTGCCTGTTAATGATAGATATTATATAAGAGGAGTTGGTTTTTCTGAAGTTTTCGATACAAATATTCATATTACAGGATCTGGTATTAAATATATAGGTATTTATAATGCAACACAAAAACTAGTTCAAAGCTCCTCGGAATTAGATGAAAATTATTTAAATTTATGTAGCATTTTTTTAAGTGGTGGAAATTTATTAGACTTTATTGATTTGAGAACGTTTGCTTCTCATTCTGATTTTAATATACAGAAAAAAGCTATAACAAAGGAAAAAATTAATACCGCTGCAGTAAGGAATAAACATTTATGGTCAGAGGGAGATAATAGTTTTGTCGATCTTTTGGTGAATGGAGAAAAAGCAGATTCGTTACATACTCATTTTGATATAGTAGAAAAATGGAAAGAAAAATGGTACTTAAAAACTCTGCTAGCAAAGCCTCAAGTTCCTATTCCAGAACCCGATTGTTGTAGAAATTATGATGGGGCTAATTTTTGTGAGGCAGATGATCCAGGAGCATCATTGATTGGAATTACAATGGATCCTGTGACAAATACTGTTAGAATTCCATCAAGTTATAAAACTCCAGGTCAGGAAGTATCTCTCGAACAAGAAATGAGAGGAATAGGAAGAGTTGGAAGAAATAATTTAAACGATGTTCAAGAAGCTATTGATTATTTGGCAAGTTTAATGCGGGATTTAAAAAACAGAGAATTTCCTGTTGCTACTGAAGTTATGAATACAAGCGGACGTGTTTTAAATTTAACTGTTGTTCCTCTGCCCGATGGCCATAGAACTGGAAAATGGTTTGATGGAGAAGAAGTTTTAGAAAGAGAATGTTCATGGATTGTGAGTCCTACTTTTCTATGGGGAATGGATGGTGTTATGGTACCTTGGTGTCTTATCTGTTCTTCTTTTGGATTTGGTACTGGAGGAAATCCGAACATCCCTAAAAATACATGGTCGTGGAATAATTGGGTTGAATTAATGTGGAAATTTATTAATGGAGATATTTTATACGGGCGATGGGTAGTATTCTTTCTGTGCATGGGTGCTGTAAGTTTGGCAACATCATTGGCTTCAGTAGTTTCTACTCATGCAAATTATCATATAATTGGAAGTCATCAGACAAGATTAGATTTTGATAAAAATTACGATTTAGGACCATCAGAGGTACCTTACGGAGGCGATCCTGGATATGTTCCAGATAATGAAAACATACCCAAAAAGTAATATGGAGAATTATAATGGATAGAACATTGTATCATGATGGAATAGAAATTCATGGAGATGATTTAAACAATGCCGAATCTAGTAAGATTGAAGCTCTTAAAGATAGGCGGGAGTTTGTAAAATATGGATCAATAGGATTGTTGGTTACAGCAGGTATCGGAGATACTGTAAACATAAGTGAAGGAATTGGTTATTGTGCAAATGGAGAACAGATAAAAAGTAATGGAGAAACTAGTGTTGTTGTAATTCCAGGACAATATAATTTTATTTGTTTGATTTATAAAGAAATAGAAGGAACTCCAAAACCTCATGAGAATACAGGAGATTCCTATAATACAAGAGTTGAAGAATCTTATGAAGTTAAAGTTCTTATGGAAGCAGATTATAATGCTTTATCTCAAGAAGATAAAGATAATAGAGTCGTTTGTGGAATTTATTATGATAGTACTCATATTCAAACCGGACATGATTTATCAAGAATTCCTATTTCCAGTGTAATTGATATAAGCGGTGTATGGGTTGGACAATATAGTGAAAAGACTTTAGATGGAATAGGATATTTTGAATTTGACAGGTCTTTAATGAGTATACGATATAAAGCACCAAGTGATTTATTGTGGGGTGCATGGGAAATAATAACACCGAGTTGGATAGATAGTGAGAATATAAAGCTAGAATCTTATAATGCTGATTATTGGGTGTATGTAGAAATTTTATCATCTTTATTGCCTGTTGAAAATGCCGATGCAGAGGTTAATGTAAGAGATTTATACAATCCGCCTATTGAAGGTGATATGGAATTGGGTTACAATACACCAACATCTTCTTCAGTGGATAGATTTCATAGAGGAACACATTTAATATATCCACCATCAGTGGATGAAGATGGCGGCATCAGTGAAAAAAACCCGCATGGAATGCATAGCAAAGATTTGACAGGTTATCAAGCCGATGTTCATAGACATCAGGATTTGATGCATTGTAATGGTATTCTTGCAAAAGAATGGTTTTTAACGGGCGAATCAGATGTATTAAAACCAGTTTGTGATGAAGCTAATAAAAAAGTCACAATTACAAATGATTTAGGGATTGATGATTATTATCATATAAATGGTGTGGTATTTGACGATGTTGATGAAACGTTTCCGTGGGAATATACTTTTGGGATAGGTTTGTGGTACGTAGTTTTAGGTCCGGATAAAAAGTTTCATATTTTTGAGGATTCGTATAATACTAAAAAATATATTCCAATTGTTAGGGTGTATTTGAGTTAAACTACTGGACTTTTAGTGTTTTGGGTATTGATGTTATTTTAGAAGTAAGTTTATAATAATTAAAAGGAATTTTTTATGATTAAAAGGTGGGATTCTAAAGCAGATTGGGAGACTTATTTTTCCAAGGATGCTGTTATTATAATAACTCCAGATGGTAAATTAACAGAGGGAGGAAATAGACAAGGACATGTGATCTACCATTATGATTCAGGCATTCCTTTAAGCAAGTGGATTGAGTCAAGGATATCTTGTGAATGTGAACCAATTGTTCCTCCCCATGTCACTCTTGTTCAAGTGACTTTTAAGTTTGCAGAAACTGTGGAGGATTTAACTTTAGCCACTTCTTATCAATATTATGGATGCTATCAACCTGGAGGATTACACGAATTTCCTGTGGATTTGAGTAGTTATGTAGGAAGATGGATTAGTGTTGATTTTAGACTTTTAACAACCGATAATCTTTTATTCAAATCTTATGTTGATTGGATTGAAGTTGAGTATGAGTCCGAACCCACGCCTCCACCAACATTTGAATGTGAGGATATTCGTCCATTCGCAACAATTTGTAAAGATGTGGTTCAAGATAAAGCAATTATTCCAAAGAAAATAGACGATGGTGAAGTACGACAAGAAAATTTATGGGATAGAGGAGATGATAGAACTATAGAAAATTTAGTAAAAGGTGAAACAACTTTTGCTGATGATCTTCATGGGCATAAAGCTATATTGGATATGTATAATATGTGGGCAAAAAGATGGTATTATAAAAAATCTTTATATAAACCCCAAAATCCTCCTGATGAAAGTACATCACAGGCAGGTGCAGATTTAGTTGGTTATAAAGTAAAAAGTAATACAGCGTTACAACCTTCCTGGAATATAGATAATGTAGATGAAGCCATTTTAGCGTTGTCTCTTTTGATGAAAGGTTTAAAGGAAAGAAAATTTCCAACCATTCAAGAAACAATGCATACTTCAGGAAGAATGTTAAATTTGACTTTTGTACCTTTACCGGATAATCATACTAATGGAAAATGGTACGATGGTACAAATGTTAAAGAATCTCAATGTTCGTGGATAGTAAGTCCATCTTTTATATGGGGAATAGATGGAGTTCCAACTCCGTGGGTTTTTTCATGTTCAACATACGGTGTTGGATCAGGAGGGGAATATCCACCTCCACAAGAAGGAACAAAATGGAATTGGGAACAATGGCATTACTTTTTTACAAGAATTATAAATGGAAATATTTTATACGGTAGATGGTTAATTCAATTTCTTTGTGCAGGTACTACAAGTCTTTTCTCTTCATTATTTTTTGTACTTGCTGTTCATGCTAACTATACTATTGTGGGAACTCATTGGTTTGGAGAGGAGGAAGAAACATCAGTTAAAGATCACGGAAGTTACAGAGATGAAAATGGAAATTATATTAATGGTTGGTATTTAAATAAAATAATTGATTATAATAACCCTGATAATCATTATGATTCTGATTGGGTTTTAAATCCCGAAAATCCTACAATTTTTCCAATAGAATAATTAAAAGGAGATGATAAAATGAAAAGAAGCAAATATCAAGATGGTGTTGAAGTTCACATGGAGGATTTAAACAACACTGAAAAAACAAAGGCAGATGCTATAAAAGAAAGACAAAAAAGTTTTACTCAGTCAGGTACAATTGCAGGATTGAGAGTTACTCCTAATACTTTTACTCCTTCTCATATAGATATTGGAGTAGCGGGTCCGGGTGGTATATGTTATTGTGAAAACGGAGAAAGAATAGAAGTACCTTCGGCTGTACTGGATAAACAGTTGGCAGATGAAACTATGGATGTTTATAATTTTATTACTCTTGTTTATACAGAAGTGGAAAGTGATTATAAAGAACATGAATCTGATGGAAATACTTATCCTACAAGAGCAACAGAAAGCTATGTAGTAAATATTTTATCTGAAGCTGATTATGGAAGTTTGTCACAGGAAGAAAAAGAAAACAGAGTGGTTGTAGGAATTGTTCGAGCAAACGGCCCAGGATTGGCATTATCTCAAAATAGAATTCAGACCAGTCTTGAATTATTACCTATAATTACTTCTACGGCAATAGATATTGATGGTGTTTGGTTATTAAGGTTTAGTGATAATACTGAAAGAGGATCGGCTTCTTTTAAATATACTTATTCCAGTGAAAAAAGAGAAATTCAATACATGGCTCCGAATGATACAGATTACGGTGCTTCGGTAACATTGGTCGGAGATGGGGATTATTTATTAGAATCAAATGATACAGATTTCTGGTGTAGAATTAGAATTATTATAATTATGATGCCCACTGCTAGTTTAACAGTATCAACAAATGTTACAAAATTATATGAACCTCCTTTAGAAGGTTCTACAGAATTATATCCAACTCCTACTGCAACTGCAGTAGATAGATTGCATAGAACAAAAATAGGAACAGGATTGCCAACTTCAAACAATCCGCATGGATTGACGTATGATGATTTAACTGGTGGTTTTACAGATGTGACAAAGCATCAAGATTTAATGCATGCCAATGGTATAGTTTCGCAAACATGGGAAGAAACAGGTTCCTCCAATTGTTTAGCATGTTCAATAAATGTTGGAACAGTTTTAGTTTCACAACCAGGAGCAAATGAATTTTATTTTGTACATGGTTTGGGATTTTCTACAATAGAAGGAATTACAAGTGTGGTGTGGAATATAACCGATCCAGCAGGAACATGGTTTATAGCTTTGGGAACTGATCAACAATTGCACAAAAGTTTATTGGCTTTTGATGAAGATGATTATTTAATACTTTGTAGTGTTGATGTGACAGTGAGCGGCGGTAATAGATTGTTAGGAAATTTGGTTGATTTTAGAAAATTTGGAACTACAGCAACAGGAAATATTCAAGATAAGGCAATTACTCATAAAAAGATAGACGATGGTGCGGTTAGACAAAAACATTTATGGGCCGATGGCGATGATCAGACATTGGAAGCATTGGTTAAAGGTCCAAATAGTAATGCTGATCATCTACATTACCACGATGTTGAAGATCCGAGAGATTTATTTTATCTTAAACCTTTACTATATGCGCCCCAATCAACTGAACCAGATGAAGTAGGTTCAATTTCAGGAGCTAATTTGGTAGGTTATAAGAATCCAATGATTGATAAAGAAGGAGAGGATTATGGAGATTTGTTTCCAGAGGATGTTAAAACTATTCAATCGGCCATTGATAAGTTAGCAGCTTTGATGAAAACAGAAATGGCAAGAGAATGTCCTCAAGTACAGGAGATAATGCATTCGGGTGGACGCATGTTAAATTTGACTTTTGTACCCTTACCAGATAACCATTTAAATGGTGGTTTTTGGAAAGATGGAGTTACGCAAGTTTCAGAAGACCAATGTTCTTGGATAGTAAGTCCAGCTTTTGTATGGGGCGCAGCGGCGGCTGCAGTTCCGTGGGTTTTTTGTTGTTCAACATTTGGTTTGGGAGTGGGAGGAGATTTTCAACCAACTAATGATTCGGCATGGACGGGCGATGGAAGCAGCGCAGCTAGTTTTACTGCAGCTTGGAAAAATTGGCTATTGTTATTTAATGCTGTATTAAATGGACAAATTGCTTGGGGAAGATGGTTGATAATGTTGGTTTTTGTTGGTACGGTAAGTGGGATTCTCTCAATTTTTAATGTTTTTGGGTCACATGCAAATTATCAAATTACTGCAACTAATCCAAAACCTATAAGTTAAAAACTAATAAGGAGGAATGAAAATGTTTTATGTAGTTGATAAATATAGAATATTGGCTGAATCTGAAATACCAGTTCAAATGAAAGATTATCCTGACTGTGAATTGATTGAAGGACCTCCAGGAGTATCCATGATAAATTTTGAAGTTTGTATGGAAAAGGGGATTAAGAAAATTAAAACTAAACAAATAACAAATGCTTTTGATATTGATGTATCAATTCCAGGAATGGAAAAAACTGATGGTGCGTATAAAATAAAAATTGGTGGAGAACCAATTGAAATAGAAATAAAAATAAGCGGTGTTCCTTATATTCCACCCCTTTTTAAATTTCCTGAAAATTTTGATCCTGATAAAAATAATATAAACATAGACTGCACTAGAGGAAAATTAAGTACAAATGTTCTTGAAAAGTCTGGAATTATAGAATGGACTCCAGTTGATGAAACAGTAGAATGTTCTATTATTGTAACAGCATTAAACTTTCCTCCAATTCAGAAATTTATAACAATAAAATTGATTTAATGAATAAAAATGTGTATAATATACAGTAGGAGGTGATTATGGCCAAGGGAAACCAGTTGGGGATTTGGAAAATAGAAAAGAAGACAATAAATGAATTATTAGTTTGTATGTCGATTGTTCGTAAAAGAATTAATGATTTAAGCGAAATTCGGAAAGAAGTTAGTAAAAGAGAAAGAAGATTCTTTGGTAATGAAGAAACAGGTGTAGTAGAGCCACAATATGATGTAAAAGAAGTTGATAAAAAGATTACAGATTTGCAGAATTTTTTGTACGAAGCAGATTCGAAAATAAAACAATCAAATGCCAAAACTAAAATAGATATTGAAGCAGATGTGAAAGTGTTATTGGAACCAATTAAATAAAGGTTAAATTTGAGAAGTGCTTAGTTAATGCAGAATAGTTCATATTTTATGGATGAAAAAGCTGAAAACAGTCATATCTGACTGTTACTTTTGGACAGAGATCTCGCCTGTTGTGGATAAAATTTATATAATTTGTTATTTTTTGTTAATATCCTGAGAAAAAGGCGAAGACATTGTTAATTGTTGATCTTTTCAGCCTTTCTGTATTAACTATTTTTATGCGCAAAAAATAATTTTAAAGAAAAGACTTGACATTTTTTAAATTGGTGTTATAATGTTATTATTAAAAGGAGTTTTTTAAATGGGCGGAATAAAACTAGGCATGCCAGTAGGCATGATGTCAATTATAAAAATTCGCAACATGGCGGAGGAAATGCGAAAGGAAGCAAAGGGAAAGGATTTAATAGATTTCGCATCTTCCAAATTTTTGCAAAAAGATTATTATGAAATTCATTTGGAAAAATTTGTGTCGAGACGAAAAGAAGGTGCATACGAGTTTGCTTGTTCGTATGAGTGGATGCCATCTGGAACAATTATGGAGCATTTTTCTGTAGGACATAAAGGACGAGTTCTATTGCCTAATGAAGCCCAATTGTTGGCGATTTTGTTAGGCATAAGAGATAATCGAAAAGCTATACAATCGAAGCGAGGAATTTGTCATTGGTTTCAGCCAGTGAATTTTAAAAAGAGAGATAAAATCCCTCAAATTGGTTTTACAGTTTTGGAAACTGTTGATAATTAAAAATGTAATAAAAAAGGGAGGTGAAAATAAAGTTTAGATGGCAAAGTAAGATGGCAAGAAAACCAAAACAATTTTAAGAGGAGAAAGATTATGCTTAATGTAAAAATGCCAGGATTGACTACCGAGTTAGAAAAAGAAAAGGATTTTAAGATAATAACAATAACAAATGTTGAAGAGATTTTTGACAGAGGTTTTACAAAAGAAGGCATTGCGGCTATTGGCAATAGTTGTGGCATTCCAGCAGGATATTTGAAAAAGTTGTATAAATCAGATAAAGATTTGTTCAATGCTACTATAAAACATTGGATGGGAGTTGAGGATGTTTTGGCTAAAAGAAGTGTAGCCGTTAAAAATGAACAAGTAGCTGGTTTGTGCAAACAAGACAAAATTTTAATTCCTACTGGTAACATGCTTGAAAAAGTTTCAGATATCTTTGATATGAAGGGATGGGATGGTGATTTGGTGAAAGGAGCAATCCATCCTAATGATTCTTTTTTAAGTATTGTATTTAATGATATTCAGAAAAACGCGGCGGAGGGTGCAGAAAAAGGAGATTTGTTAAACGCTGGTTTTTCTATTGTTCATTCAATGCTTGGAGATTTTAAAGATAGAATAGCATCGTATGTTCATCGTCTTGTTTGTACGAATGGAATGATAGTTGATGATGAGCAACACTCTTGGGATATAAGTGATGATACTTTTCCAGATACGGCAGAAGATTATATTTGTCAAGCCAAGGACATTGGAAAGGAACTCATGGATAGATTTATTTCTAAGAAACATATTCTAGTAACAAATCCAGTTTCTGCCATTACTTCAATGGCAAAACAAATGGGGATTGGTTCAAAAGATGTTAATTTGCTTTTACAGGAAATTGGAAGGCAACCTCTTGAAAATATGTATGATGTGTCAAATCTTTTAACATTTTATGCTTCACATCAATCAGACGATCCGTATGAAGTGAGAAAACTTCAAACTCGCATCGGGAATTTAATAAATGTAGATGTTTGTGATTGTTGCCATTCAGTAATCAAAACCATTAACAAAAATATTTAAATATTAACCAAAGTGTAGGGAGAGATTCTCCCTACACTTTTTGGGAGATTTTATTATGGGAAGTGTATCTAAAAGGATTAAAAGAAATATGATAGAAAATAAATATGGAATAAGAACTTCTGTTAGTAAATTGAAAAAAATGAAAAAAGTAAGAGAAGAAAAAGCCAAAAAGAAGGAAGAAGAGATGGCTTTATGGGATAAAATAAAGAATATAGGAAAGGAATAAAAATGAGCTTAAATCTCAATCCAATTGTTTATGAAATTATAAAAATTAAATCAGCAATTGATATTAATGATTTTGATAAGGCGAGGGAAATTATTACCACTATTAAATCAAAACAAGAACTTGTTAAACATTCAGAATTTTTAGAAAGAGTTATTAAAAAATTAGATGAATTGATAGAGAAAAAGCAAATCAAAGAGGTTTTGTGAGCATAAGTGTTTAATTTTTATAGAGAAACTATATAAAATTATTTAAAAAAAGACTGGACTTCCTTTTAATCTTATGGTATAATGTAGAGATAATGTAAGGAGAATAATGAAGGATATTAAGGATATTACTAAATGGGGAAAAGACCACTGGAGTCTTCTTGTTTATGTGGAGACATGTTGTGTTGACACAATTGGAAGGTTAGATAGAATAAGATTGAGTTGTAATGAAGAGAGACATCCATTATTAAAAGGTGAGATGAATCCAAAATGGGATCCCAAATATTGTACGAGAATGAAAGAAGGAGTTATTGATGGGCATGATGATTGGGACTGCCTTGAGGAGTTGGAGGAAGTTGGATTTATTGAAATAATGAGTATGATAAACGGGTATGTTAAAATTACAATACAAGGTAAAAAGATAGCTGCACAATTAAGAAGCCATAAAGCAGACGGCGGAAATTTTGCAAATTTTGTTCCTATCAAAAATTGATGGAGGGAAAAATAATGAAGAAGTTTATTATTTTGTTTTGTTTATTGATAATGCCTTCTTTTCTTGCATCTCCTGGATTGACGAATGATATTGAAAAGGATATTAATAATTTTATTAAGAAAGAAAGAAAAGAATTAATTAAATATGTTTGTGGAGATTATAAAGAAGAGATAGTTTCAGCCATTATCAAGCATGTTCCTCGGGAAGAATGTTTGCATGGAGAAATTAATCTGAGAAAATTATTAATAATTATGGCAAATAAGGAGAGTTCTGGAAATCCAAAAGCGATTAGTAAAAAAGGCGCTGTAGGTGTTTGGCAGATAATGCCGAATGAAGCAGAAAATTATGGTTACGCAGCTTCTGATATGCTTTTAATAGAAAAGAATTTAATTGTTGCTAAAAAAGTTCTTTATCGAAAGGCTCGTTTGGTTAAAAATCCTTGGAATGCTGTGAAATATTATAATGGCAGTGGATCATGTGCGCATAATTACAAGATTAGTATTAAAAAGGCTTACTATAAAATTATTTAAACGAAAAAGATATGAGCAAAATACATATTTTAAAAACTTGGCCTGAAAGTTATCAATCAATTAAAAAAGGTTTTAAAACATTCGAAGTCAGAAAAAACGATCGTGACTTTAAACTTAATGATGTTCTTGTATTACAAGAATATGATCCTAATATGGAATTATATACAGGGGAAATGGGTTCATTTACTATTACTTATATTTTACAAGGAGAGTTTGGATTGCCAAAGGATATAAGTGTGATGTCAATAGTACCTGAAGAAAATTCACTTGTATTTTAGGAGATTAAATTATTTAAAAAGGAGAATAAAGATGTGGAGAATAGATAAGGATGAATCTCATCTATCCGATGCAGAGATTATTGCATGGGAATATGTACTTCCATTTAAATATATTTTAATACTTGAAGGAGATAGGAACAAAGCTGAAAAATTAAGTGAATTTTTGTCAAAGACCTTTTCAAAACAAGTTCTGAAAAAAATAGCAATGCGGATAAAAAATACTGCAGAGGAGAATCTTATCTTATGATAGTAGCAGGTTTTGATTTAAGTTTAACAGAAACTGGTTATGTTTTCTTAAAAGTTGGACAAACTTCTCTTTCTTCAATTATAAAAAAGCAAGGAGTAATTAAAACGTCTTTGAAAGCAGAGGCTCGTTTGGATTTTATATTGAAAACCATAACCAAATTGGTAGAAGAAATGCAACCTTTATTAATTTGTATAGAGAATTACTCTTTTGGTTCAAAATTTAATTTGCCTCAAGCAGGAGAATTGGCGGGAATAATAAAACATTTTTTATGGAAAAATGATTATAATTTTAAATTGGTAACACCGCATGAGTTGAAAAAATTTGTTTGTGGGAAGGGAGGAGTTAAAAAGGAAGTAATTTTATTACATACATACAAAAGGTATAACGAAACTTTTGAGAATAACAATATATGTGATGCTTTTGTTTTATCAAAAATTGCAGAAGCTATAATTAATCAAGAAATAAACCTAACTGATTTTCAAGAAATTATAATAAAAAATTTAAATAAAAAATAATGATTGATTTTACAAAATCTTTAAAGAAAGGAATTTTACCATTTTATTATCTATATGGTGATGAATTCTACTATATTGATAAAGCGGTAGAATTGCTCAAGAAAAAAATAATAAATAACGAACAAAATCTTATTGTTTTTCAAGGAAATGTATCTCCGAACGAGATTGTTACCTCCGCAAGAATTATTTCTGTTTTTGGGGATAACAAATTAATAATAGTTAAAAATTTTAAAAAAATGGATTGGCAAGTCTTTATTCACTATTTTGAAAATCCAGTTGTAAATTCTACTCTAGTTTTTATATCTTCCAAATATGAATTGTCTGCAAAAATAAAGAAAATTTTCGAGAAGAAGGGAAAGGCGAAAAATTTTAAAAAAATTCCAGAATATAAATTAGATAAAATAATAATACAGCTTTTCAAAACACATGGAAAGTTAATTGGTGAACGAGAAGCAAAATTAATAATTTCTTATTTGGGCAGCGACTTGCTAACTATTAACAATGAAGCTAAAAAGTTGGTAATGTATTCTGGTAAAAAAGATTACATAGGAGTACAAGATATTAAAACAGTTTTAGAAAAATCAAGAATGGGGACAATTTTTGAATTAATTAATTTTTTATTGGATGGAAATAAAACTCAAGCAATAAACTTGTTTAATGATTTGTTAGAAAATTCCGGAAGTGAATTTGTAATGGTTGTAATGTTTAAAAACTCTTTAAAAAAGATAATTAATTGTAAAAAATTAAAAGGATTGGGAATTAATGATAATGAGATTGGAAAGATGCTTGAAATTCATCCCTATTTCTTAAAAGAAACTTTGAAGAGGTCGGGAAATATGTCATGGAATAAAGCAAAAAAAATGTATGAATTATTAGCTTGGACAGAGAATGCAATGAAATTTAAAAAAACTTCCAATAAAATTTTGGTGGAGAGATTGTTTTATGAAATTTGATAAAGGAGAAATATGGAAACTTTGATGTTAGTGGATGGCAATCATACAGCGGCACGGGCTTATTTTAAATATAATTTATCAACCAAAGGATATCCGACAGGAGTCATTTATGGTGTAATTAACATTTTAAAAGGTTTATGTAATGCATGGAAACCAGATGAGTTGATAGTATTATGGGATATTGGCAAATCAAGCTATCGATGTGATTTGTATGAAGGGTATAAGAAAAGACCTAGTCTTTTGGGAGATGATTTTCGTAGTCAATTGGAAATGCTCCAAAAAATATTGGATGATATGGGAATTGTTCAACTGGGGATACAGGCAGTTGAGGCAGATGATTTATTTGGAATAATTATAAACGATAAAAAAATAATGAATGATTATGAAAAAATAATAATAGTTTCATCCGATCACGACTTGTATCAATTGATTGAAGGAAGTAGGGTTATTCAATATGATCCTATAAAGCATAAGGTGTTTGATGAATTGGCTTTGGATAGAATAGAAGGTTTGAAACCTTTGCAAATTATTGATTTTAAAGCACTGGCGGGAGATACTTCTGATAAAATTCCTGGTATTGCAGGTATAGGCAAAAAGACGGCAAAAACCCTTCTTAAAAAATACGGCTCGATGGATAATTTTGATTTTAACGAACTAAATAAGAAGAAATCTACAGAAAAAATTGTATCAAATTGGGAACTTGCTTTGTTATTTAAAAAGCTGACAACAATTTTTACATCAACAGATATGTTGAATGATTTTCAGAAAATAGTGTACAATGATTGGTATAATTGGTACATAGATAAAAGAAATTTTAAGAGAGCCAAAAAAGAATTTTTAAAAGAATCTTTTAGAGTGCTTGATTTCAAATGGGCAGAGGATATTCCAAATTTCTTAAGAGAATTTGGGAAAGCAATTCATAGAGGAGATTGAGTTTGTAAATTAAATGAAAGGAGAAAGAATGAAAGTAAAAATCGGTGACAAAGTATATGATGGAAAAGAAGTTCCTATTATGTTATTATTAAACAAGGGGGAAAGAGAACAAATAGCTGAAATGCATCCCGCATGTACAAGATATTGTATGTATCCAGAAGATAAGTATACAGTAGAACAGATTAAAAAATGGATGCATGATCCTCCAAAAGAAAAGTGGGAAATCTTATATGAAGAAAATGAAGGGAATTTTCGTAGGAAAGTTCTTAAAAGAAAATAAATTTGAAAAAAAACAAGGAGAAATAATGGAAAATTTTGTTTCATTAATTTTAAAAGAATCAATTGATATTCATTGTTGTAATTCAAAATACGGCTCAAAATCCCTTCCGCATAATCCTCCAAAAGAAAAATGGGAAATCTTATATGAAGAAAGAATGGAGTATTGGGACATAGAATTACATGTTTGTTCAGATAATAAGAATCTTATGCTTGAAAAATATGTTAAAAAAATTAGAAATATAATACACAACTGTTATTCATTGGATATTCATTGTATTATTAAACCCTTTTGCATGATAAATTTCTGTGAATATTTATCCGATCAAATTTTAGATTTAGGTTTAAAATTAAAAAAAGTAATTATAACTCCTAGAAAGGATAACTATATATTTTTATGGGAAAAATAGTACATTCTGCTTTTTCATTATCTCAATACGAGACATGTCCATACCGATGGTATTTGATGTATAAAATCAAAATTTATCGGTATGATCCACCTTCCTCTGCGCAACTTTTGGGAAAATCTTTTCATAAAACTGTTAAAAGTTTTTTAAAAAGTAGTTATAGAAGTCAAAAATGGTTGTACCAACTTTGGAAGCAAAATAAAAAAGTAATAAACGATATACATTTTGAAATGATTGGTGATATAGCAATTGAATGTTGGTGGAAGTGGTATAAGGCTACAATTATTTTAGAATACATACCAAAGAAAATTGAAGAAGAATTTAATATTTTTATTATGGGGCATGATTTCAAAGGTTATATTGATAGTGTTTTTCAAAAGAAATATGAAACTGATAAGTATTTAATTTCCGATTGGAAAACCGGATCATGGGAGATAAAAAACATAAATGATGTTGATACGATTTTAAAAAATTCTATGCAATTGTATATTTATGGTTGCATGGTATCTGAATTATTGAAAATAGATATTTCACAAATAGATTTAGCTTTGTATTTTGTATCTTATGACATATATGCAGTTTGTAATATGTCTGAAAGTAATGCTGAAATGAAAATTCAGAAATGTTTAGAGGATATTTCCGAATCTAATTATCGAAAAATAAAAGGAGACGGTTGTCTCTATTGTCCATATAAGGATTCTTGTGATGACGAGTAAACAAAAAGAATTAAAAGTTTTGGCGCAAGTAGGAAGATCTAAGAAAGGGTTTGGATGTTTAACAGTTCTTTCAGTTAAGTTAAATGGAGAAGTTATTTCATGGAATAACGCCGAGGGAAGTTGGGCTACAAGTTTTGCGGAGAGAAATAGAAATTTATGGTTTGTAGCCGAATTGGATGTTGTTGATGGTGATGTAATTGAATTACAATCGTTTGTAACTACTCCACAAGGTGTGCTGGAACGGCACACTTGGAAGCGTATTTATGTGGTTGATGAAAAAGAGAGCTTAATTAAACCAAAGGATTATAAAGTAGGACATAGTAAGTTTCCTATAATTCAGGGGAATTTAAGAGAGATAATGAATGTTTCTAAACATGACGAAAGAATGGACGAAATACAGGGGTTATATGAAGATTTGGAAGATAATTTAACATTTTAAAAAGGAGATAAAATGGACGATTTAAAAAATTGCATTGAAAATACAAAATGCTTGTTGAAAGAAATTGACCCTACTGGAGAACTTTCAGGAACAGAACTGATTGTAATTATGGAAAATCAAATTATTATTATGAAAGCCCTTTGTGTGTTGTTAAATACAGGCTAAGTGTTTAATTTTTATAGAGAAATTATTAAAGAAAAGACTTGACTTCGCTTTAAATTTACGTTATAATGTAGTTAAATTAGAATAAAAAAAGCTAAAGTTTTTAAAGCATTGTGCCGATAAGAAAGATAAACTTTAAAGGGAGGTTATTATGAAAATTTTAGTTAGCACGAAAAATACCCAAGGAAAGAGAAATAATGATTTTTGTTTTGTACCAGAAAATGAAATAGTAATATATCCATTTTTTGAATGTGGGAGTGAAAGTTTGGATGATGATTGCGGTTGTAAGAGAAGTTTATGCGGGATAAAATCGATGACAGCAACAACAACTTTTAAAGTAGTGGATATGGCTATAACTAAAAAAGAATTTGTAAAGTTATACAAAAAAGCGATGATAAACGCTGGTTTTGGAAAGATTTTTAAAGGAAGAGATAAAGAGCTTAAAATTGAAATGGAAAAGCGGTTGGATGCTATGGCGACAGAACTTACTATGATAGCAAAAATGTACGCTCTTGAAACAGTTTTGGAGCGGAGAGAGTTTGGTTTATTTTGTACCAGACAAAACAAAGGTGTAGAAAAGAGTGTAGAAATAGTAAGATAAAGATAAAAACAATTATTAATTTTAGGGAGGAAAGCAAATGGCAGAAGTTAAAATAACAAAGGAAAAGAAAGCGGAATATTTGCAAAAAATAAAAAACAGAATATGTCTTAAATGTGGTGCGAAACATACCAAAAAGTATTGTAATGCTTTATGTCCTGTTTGTTATAAACTGTTTAGAAAAGTTTGAATCCAAAGAACCTGTTAGCATTCCAATACATTGTGTCCTATTTGCTACAAATGGTTTAGAAAATGTTTGAATGCATTATAAAAAGAAAAGACTTGACAAACAATTTTAAAGATGGTATAATGTAATCAATTGTTAATTAATTTAGGGAGGAAAGCAAATGGCTGGAATAGAAAGTTTATTAAATGAAGTTAAAGTAACAAAGGAAAAGAAAAGTAACGGTAAAGAAAAAGTATTTTATCCCTGTCAGAAAAGAGTAGTTGATGATATTGTATCATTAAAAAAGGAAAGAGATAATCTTAATACTGATATTGCCAAAAAAGAATACGATTTAGAAATAGGTGTCAGAGCAAAAAGAGAAGGCGATGCGAAAAGAGGAAATTATATCCAGACTTATTATTTGGAAGGAAGTGACCAAACAATTAGAGTAACTTGCAGCGACCGTTTTAGTAATATAGCAGAAGAAGATGTGGAGGATTTGAAAGAATTTTGTAAAAGTAAGGATCTGGAATTTGATAATTTTTTTACTACAAAAGAAAGTCTCCAGACAAAGTCTGAAGCTTTTACAAAAGAAAATCTTAATAAAATGTTGGATTCTTTTAAGAAGACTTTTGGAAAAGAAGGCGGAGTTGATTTTTTTAAAAGTATGTTTGAATATACAAACGTGGTTTCGCCATCCAAAGGTTTTGATAAATCCCAATTTGATTTGCAGGATGATGTTAGAAATGAAATAACAACTCGTTTTACCAAACAAGCAAAAGCATCCGTTGTTACAAAGTAAGACAACTAACAAAACAGGAGGTATTGAGCAATGGAAATGCCGGGAATAAAAAGCACATTTAAAAACGGTGACATTGTAAAACATATCCGCGGAGGAAGTGGGAAAATAAAACATCAGGAGAATGATTGGTCCACAGTTCCTCCTACGGTGATGGCGATAGTAGAAGTTATGGATACAGCATTTCATAATATCAGACGAATCCCAATAGAAGATTTGAGGTTATTATGAAACTTGATAAATTCAAATTTTATTTTCCAGCACAACCAAAAAGAGTTTGGGAAGGTAGTTCTTTATTGTTAGAAATGTGCCACGATAAAGATGTTGTTGCCGAGTATAAAAAGAATGGCTGGCAATGGATTTTGGTTAGACAAGCAAACGGTGTTTTCGAAGCTTGGAATAGGCATGGGGAAAAATCTTCTCTTCGAATCGAGCCTTATATAGAAGAATTAAATAGATTGCCTTGGAAGGGATTGTGCTCCGTTCAAATAGAGGTTTTGGATAGAAGGACGATTAAAAAAGAAGAAAAAGAAAAGTTATTCTTTTTTGATACTATGATTTGGGATAATGAGCTTTTAAATCAAAGAACTTTTGCAGAACGGAGAGAAATTTTAGAATATCAATTTAAAGATATAGATACAAAATATGATTGGTTAAAAGGCGATGGCGAACAGTTGCAGTTATCAAAGATTTTTTACAATAGTGAAACAGATTTTAAAGAACTTTATAAGGAAGCAATTAAAACTAATCTTAATGAAGGATTGGTTTTAAAAAGGCTATCTGCAAAATTAGAAATACATCCAAGAAGTGAATTTAAAAGCCGATTTTCTTGTTATAAATGGAAGAAACTTGAAGCACACATGAAGGAAAAAAAATGAAAAATTTAATGAAAAATTTGATTGAAGAAACTCAAGAATTTGCTATTGAAGGTTTTTATAAAGTATTAATAACCAAGACCGAGCAAGCAAAAAAGGAATTAAAATTAATTCAGGAGATTTTCGAAAAGAATTCTAATTTTATTTTGGATTCTAATGTTGGTATTAGTACTCCCGCTGGAAAAATGGGTATAATGTCTTATATGTACGGGATGCTAGTTCTTATACGTAACGCTGAAACAGTAGTTTTTAGGGCGGATACAAAAGCTATATGTGGGTTTTATAAAGAAGATAACAGATATATAATGGTTCCATTTTTGGGAGCGGATAAGATTAAAATGGGAATTGAAATTGATCGTATTTTAAGGGATGCAAATATTCATGTTGAAGTTCATGATGAAACTGATTCTTTTGATGGGCCTTGGCAATGGGAAATGCCTAAAAAACAAAAACTTTTAATAGGAGTTCCGTCTGAAATTGTAAATTTATCAGGAAGACAGAGATATGCAACTAATGTCGCTAAAGAATTTGTTCCTTTAATAGAACAAGAATTAAGAAAGGAACAACAATTTGAAGCTATTTTAAAAAATATTGATTCCAAAAAAATGGCAAGGGCTTGAAATAGTAAACTATTTTTAAAGGATAAAAAAATGAAAAGTTTTACAAATATTGTTGAGGAAAAAATGATAAATAGACTTTCACCGAAAGAAAATATTGAAACTAGGCTTTATCGAAGAGAATTGGCTGATGCCAGAATAAAATTATGTTTAGGTGGAGATCCTACTGATGTTACAAAGTTTTGTGAGTATTATTTAGTATGCAAAGAAATAGGTTTTTGTGCTTTACAACAATGCTGTTTTGAGGAAGGAATAATATTACCCACTAATTAAAAACTTGAAAGGAGTTAATCTAATGGGAAAGGCCAAAGAAAAAATAAGGAAAAAAAGATGCGGACGTTCTAAACGGAAAGAACGAGCAAGTGCATTTGAAAACATAGCCAACGCTGCTTCCTTGAAATGTTATGATAAGTTTAAAGAAAAAATAAGGGATTTGGAAAGAATAGAAAAGGAAAAAAAATGTGGTGGTACAAAGAATAGAAAGGAAAAATATACAACATAGGTTAGCTAAAAATACTAAAGCTTCGGCGTATTTTTTATTAATGGGGAAACTATGTATATTAAAATTAAAATAAATGATAAAGAAGTGTTAGTCGACAAAGAAGATTATATTGTAGCAAGAACTAAAGATTTAAAGGAATTTGGTTACAGTTCCATTACTGAGGATGATGTGAGGTCTCAATTAGAAAAAGTTTTCAAAGGAGAAGTGTTATCGGTTATTGGTCTTTTTATTAAGGATGATATAATAAAAAAATGATAAAGAAAAGGAGATTTCAATTATGCCACCTAAAACAGTTGTTTGTTCTATATGCGGATATAAAGTAAACAAAAGACAAACACTTCAAATTGGAAATGGTTTAAGGGCATGCCATTTTCATAAAGAGACAATAAAAAAGTCCGAAGAATTGAAGAATGAATTAAAGAATGAATTAAAGAAAAAAGAATTAATTAAAAAAGAATTAAAGAAAACCAATAGATTTTTGACAACAGAATCTTTGGAAAAACATAAAGATTTTGTTCAGAATCATTGTTGGGTTTGTTGTAAAAAAGGAATTAACATCAAGGAATTGTATTACAAAATGTTAGTTGGAATGGAAAAAATCAAACTTAAAGGAGAACAAATTGATTTTCTAAACATGCCTTTTCAGCTAAAAAAAGAAATGAGTTTGGAGAATGTTCCAACCCTCGTAACAATTGAAGTAAAGAAAAAGGATATATCAAAATTTTTACATAAAATGGTAGCAGAGTTTTATTCTTTTACTCGAACGGCACAAATATGTGTTGAATGTTTAAAAAAGCTAGACTTATTTGATGAATGGCAAAAATCAATTCCACAACCTTCTCTGAATCAAATGTTATATTTGGGAGAAGCCTACCAAACTTCAGATTTAGCAAAAAATGTTTTAAAAGATGCAGTTGATTCTTTGGATTAAAAAATAATGAAAAAATATACATTTGTAAAAATAAAATATAAGGGATTTGGTGACTGGGGTTGGTGGTTAAAAATAGAAAATTGGTTGCAGCTTTATGATTGGTACATGGAAGTACAGGCAAGAATAGTTGGTTGGGGTGTCTTAAATTTTTTAGCTTCAAAAGAGTTTCACTATCTTATATCGGATAAACCCCATAAAAAAAATCATTACAATACAGCATACGGCCAAATACTTTTGTTCGAAGCAAAAAAACAATTTGCATTAGGTAAAAAAGTTGGTCTTATTTCATTAATAGAATTTTTATCCAAGACTTTGTTGGAAGATAAAACTAAACAGCTAAACAAAGGAATTATTTTGTATATAAACAAGGCTGGTGGTTATTCTCCTGAATGTAAGTCATTTGAAGAAATTGATTTTGTAAAAAAAGATGAATGTATATTTCCAGAATGTACAGAAAATGATATTAAGATTTTACAGTGGGATGGTGGAAAACACTGGTACGCCAAGTTAGGTGGCACGGATGTTGTGGTTGATGGTAAGCAAAAATGGAAAACTTATGATCAAGCAAAAAACAGCGCAATAGAATTTTTAAAAGTTTTATGAAATATGAGAAAAGAGGGAATATGATAAATAACTTTTCAGGTAATTATAGATTTTTAAGTAACTTTTATGAACATGAGATTTGTGTGGATGAAATACCATATCCAACAATGGAACATTACTTCCAAGCCCAGAAGACTAATAACTTGGAAGAATTTAGTAAAATTATAAACGCACGATCGCCTGGAAAGGCGAAAAGAATTGGTCGAACAGTAGTACTGAAAGATGATTGGGAAAATATCAAAATATCATTAATGGAAAGAGGACTTCAAGAAAAATTTAAGGATAACATACTCAAAATTCAATTACTTCATACTGGAGAGAATGAGTTAGTTGAAGGAAATAATTGGAACGACACCTTTTGGGGTGTATGCAAAGGGGCCGGAAGGAATGAGTTAGGAAAACTTCTTATGAAGCTTAGAGATAAATTGAGAAGAGATGAGGAAATAAATTTAAAAAAGTTATGATTTATATTGAACATTTGGACAATTATAGATTGAAATGTTGGCATGAAAAGAGAAAATCATTGGCACTGGTTTTTAGTTCTTTGATATCTGCCAGATTTTCTAAAAAAGAGAAAACATGGTCTTTTGATTTAAGAGAACTTTCTAAACTCGTAGATAATCTTGATATTCTGAAAATTACAGATAGAATTATAGATGATGTTGCTATAGAAGAATTTGTTAAATATTCTAACCTAGAGAAAGATTTAAAATTTATTAAAACAGGAAAAAATAATTTTATATTGGATTCTGTTAAGTTTAAAACAAAACAATTTTTAGAACAGAAAACAGGATCGTTATATTTATTGCAAAGAAATAAAAGCGGTATTTTTGATGAAATGGGATTAGGTAAAACCAAACAGGTTTTGGATACATTGCAATATTGGAAAGATCATAAAATGATAAAAAGCGGTGGGATAGTAATATGTCCAAATACTGCTAAATTTTCATGGACAGATGAAATTAAAAAACATTCTAATTTTAGTCATTTTGAAATAGGAAATGGAACTGAATTATGTAAAAGAGATATTTCTTTTATGCGAACTTCTCCACGTGATTTGTTTATAATACACATGGATAGTTTGAGATATATTGTTGAAGATTTAATGAAATTAAATCCAGGATTTATTTTTGTTGATGAATATCATTTTTTTAAAAATATAGGAAATTCTAGAGTTCCCGGATCCCTTAGAACACAGGCATTGTTTTTTCTTATTAATGAATGGGAGAAAAAAAATAAAGATTTAAAAGTAATTATTATGACAGGTACTCCAATAGCTGAGAGACCAGAAGAAGCTTATTCTGTTTTACAAATGCTTATGCCAGGTTTTGTATCTTCTTATAGTAGGTTTATTAGTAGATTTTGTGTATATGAAGATAAATTTTTTTATGTAAAAAACAAAAACGGAGGAAAAGCATTCCGCAAAAAGATTCGAGAGGTTGCGGGATATAAAAATTTAAGAGAATTAAAAGATTTAATAGAATTTGTGGGCATAAGAAGACTTAAATCTGAAGTAGAAGATTTTCCAGAAAAAATGGAAATTAAAAAATATGTTGTATTGGATAAAGAGCATCTGAAAAATTATGAGAAAGTTAAAGCAGCGACCAGACAAGAAATTGTACAATTAAAAGCAAGCGGAACTCCTTTTAATGTAAAAAACAAATTTGTTAGACTTATGCAGATCATCAACAATCCAGCAATTCTTGGAGGACATAATTACTCATGTAAATACGAATTACTAGACGAGTTGTTGGATGAAATAATGTGTGACCAAGAAGAAAAAGTAATTTTATGGACAATATATAGAAAAGCTATTGAATTGTTATTTAATCGTTACAATAAACTTTATGGTGCGGATTGTATTTTCGGTGATGTTAAAATACAAGATAGAGGAGATATAGTAAAAAGATTTAATAATGATAAAAAACCTCGTTTGTTAATATGTAATCCACAAGCTGGTGGAGTTGCTCTTAATTTGCAGAGAGCACAAACTGCAATTTATGTGGATTGTATGTTTTCACTAACACAGCGATTGCAAAGTGAAGATAGAATACATCGAAGAAGTTCCAAAGGAACAGTAAGAATTATTAGCATAGTTGCAAAAGATACAATAGACGAAGGTTTAATTGAGATATTAAAGAAAAAGAAAAATTTAAAAGAAGCATTGTTGACATCGGATGATTTACTTGTAGAACAAAACAAAGAATATTTGTTATCCTTTTTAAAATAGAAATGGGGTTTGTTATGATGGCTATTATTGGTACTTTGGGTTGTATTTTGGGTTGGATTTTGGCGGGATTTTATTATAGAAAAAAAATGAAATCTTTGGAAGAAAAAAACTTTTACCTACCGGGGAGATATTTAAGATGAAAACTTTAAAAGTTTGGGGAAGTCGGGAAGAGTTGTTTAGAAATGATAATGTTTTAGTTGCTTTATTGAGATTAGATGTGGGTACTTATTCAAGTTTTCATAATCATAGTGCAAAGTCAGATAAGTTTATTTTAATAACTGGAGAAGTTAAAATAGTTACTGAATTGGGAGAAACAATTTTAAAGGATGGACAATCATTGGTTATTGATCCTCCATTATTACATCAGTTTGTAGTAGAGAAAAATTCAATAATGATTGAGATTTCTTATTCAACTTTAGATTTAGAAGATATTAATCGTATTTATCAAGGTGGTAAAATAATTGACGGAGAAAGATATAGTTTAAATGATTTAAATAGAATAGCAAGAGAGCAGGAGGAGGTGTGATATGCCGTATATTAAGAAAGAAGATAGAAAGTGGTTTGATGAATCAATTAATGAATTAGTTGATAGATTATGTTCATTAGAGGATGGCCCTGTTGCTGGAGAATTAAATTATGTAATTTCAAGCATATTAGTAAGATGCATGAGAAGAAAAAAACTTTGTTATAAACTTGCTAACAGGTTGGATGGTGTCTTAGGTTGTGTTTGTAAGGAATTTTATAGGCGGTGGATCGTCCCTTATGAGGACATAAAAATCAAAGAGAATGGAGATATATAAAATGTTAACAGAAAAACAATTACAAAAATATGCTGATGTGTTAATATGGGGTCTTAAGAAAGCTCGAAAGAAAAAATATAAAAAAGGTGATATTGTTGTTGTACAATTTGATTTAGGAGCACTTAGGCTTGCTGAGATTTTGCAAGTAAAGTTGTTACAGATAGGATTGAACACTCTTATTAAAATGAGTGGAACTGAAACAATGATTTGTGACTTTTATATGAATGCTAATAATGACCAATTAGTTTGGAATTCTCCCTGGAGTAAAAAATATGCAAAAAATATCAATGGTGGTATTTATCTTTATGCTCCCGAAGATCTTACTTATTTGAAAGATGTTGATTCAAAGAAGATTGCTCAATCTGCGATATCCAGAAAATTTATAAAAGATATTTTCGAGAGAAGGGTCCAAGAATGTGAATATGGTTGGACATTGTGTTGTTTACCAACTAAAGCACTTGCTGACGGAGCGTGCATGAATTTAAAAGATTATACAAATCAAATTGTCAGAGCTTGTTATCTTAATACAATTGACCCAGTTCAAGAATGGGAAAATATGTATAAATCATCTCAAAGTATTCAGAAAAGATTAAATCACATGCTAGTGAAATCTTATCATATTAAATCACCAAGCATTGATATGGTGATAACTATTGGTGATAATAGAAAGTGGCTTGGATCAAATGGTTGTAACATTCCAAGTTTTGAGATCTTTACTTCTCCAGATTGGAGAGGAACAGAGGGAGTTTATAATGCAGATTTTCCATCTTATCGAAATGGAAATTATGTAAAAGGTGTAAAACTTGTGTTTGAAAAAGGAAAAGTTGTTAAAGCCACTGCCGAAAAAGGAGAAAAGTTTTTGAAGAGTCAGTTGGAAACGGATAATGGTGCTAAAGGAATTGGGGAATTTGCTTTGACAGATAAGAGATTTTCAAAGATTAATGCTTTTATGGCAGATATATTGTTTGATGAAAATTATGGCGGGAAGTATGGAAGCATGCACATAGCTCTTGGGGATTCATATACTGATACTTATGATGGTAATCTCAAAACAATGACAAAAGCAAAAAAGAAGAAGTTAGGTTTTAATGATTCATCAATACATTGGGATTTAATAAATACTGAGAGGAAAACAGTTACGGCCAAACTTTATGATGGCAATGAGGTTATAGCTTACAGGGATGGAAAATTCATTATTTGAAGGAAAAGTGTATAATATAGTTAAAAGGTTACATTAGGCTACAGAGATATTTGGAAGGCAAAGCGAGTAAAGCTACTAGAGTTACTGGAAAAGAGGCTACAGAGCCAGATTTGGCGGAATTTAAATAGGTTTGTGAGCCAGCAAAGGCTCTTATTCTACAGTGTTTTTAAGCCAGAAAAAATTTGACTTCTTTATAGGTTTATGGTATAATGTAGTTAAATAATAAACCTAACCAGAAGGAGGATTGATGATGGCATGGTTACAAGTATATTGTCCTAAATGTAAAAAGAAGCATCTATCCCATAAATCAATCATTAAACGGTTGTTGGTGGGATCAGTTTATAAATGTCCTGCTTGTAATCATGAGTTTGGAATAAGAACCAGGGAACCGAAGTGATTGTTGTCAAAATTTAAGAAAGGTAATCTTATTAAATAAGGGAGAAATTATGGATAATGAAGAATGGAATGAGGAATTGTTGCAAATTTTGGACATTGAAGAAACATTGGCAGATGAAGCCAAAAAAAGAGAAGATGAAGAATTAAAGCGTAATTATGCAATTATTACTTCTCGACATATAAAATTTAAAGATAATGATGATACTTATTGTGGAGTACCTAGAATTTTTCGAGAGGATAATTAAAATGAAATATAATGATTTGACTCTAGACCAAAGGATTTCACTTAAAGGAGAATTTGAAACAAATCCTGATTGTGTTTGTTTTAAAGCGATTATGCTTTTTTGGGGATTTATTGATGCAGTTGAATACTTTTTAAACGATGACATATCAATACTAAGAAATAAAATATTTGAAAATTGGTATATCTGAAGGAGCTATTTTGATAATACCATCCGAAGGAGTTTTGAGAATATTAAAAAGCTGGCGGATTAAACATGGTTATCAGGAAATGAAATTCAGACAGTCGGCAATTACCATTGCTAAGAATTATGGAGCTTTTGGCATCGAAAATTATTTAAGAGCTATTTCAGATAATCAATATAATGAATTATTGAATGATTGGTGTGGGACAAGGTAAATATGTTGCCAGAAAAGTTTAAGTTAATATTTGAGACTGTTGCGGGTTCTTATTTATATGGAACTAATACACCTAGTTCGGATTTAGATATTCGTGGAGTATTTATACCTACAGAAGAATATTTTTTAGGGTTGAACAATGTGGAGCAGTATGAGAATAAAAAAGATGATATTACTTATTGGGAAATTAAAAAGTTTTTGAGATTGGCACTAGATTGTAACCCCAATATAATTGAGTTGTTATTTATTCCAGATAATATTTGGATAAGGAGTACAAAGGAGTGGGAGAGTATTATAGAGAATCGTCAATATTTTTTATCAAAGAAAGCCAGGTGGACTTTTTCCGGATATGCGTTCTCACAATTGAATAGAATAAAAAAGCACCGACAATGGTTATTAAACCCACCTAAAGAACAACCCAAAAGAGAGTATTTTAAATTACCAAAGGATCGATCCTTAGTTCCCAAAGAGCAGTTGGGTGCTTTTAATAAATTGTTGTCAATGTATTTAGAAGATATTGGACAATTCCATCCTCTCAAGGAGCAGTTAGATGAGATGACTGAAACCAGAGATTTTTTAGGAATTGTTCAAAGTATGAAAGAGATTGATTTGTCTGTGGTTAGAAACATAATGCCCGTGAGTGATAATTTATTGGAGATTTTAGATAAAGAGAAAAGATATGCACAAGCCCAAAGAGAGTGGAGTCAATATCAAAATTGGAAGAAGAGTAGAAATCCAGAGAGGGCTATGCTGGAAGAGAAGTATGGGTTTGATACTAAACATGGCGGTCATTTATATCGTCTGTTAACAGAGGGTGAAGAATTAATGACTTTAGGTCGTATAACATTTCCCAGACCTGATGCAGAGTTTATATTAAAGATTAGGAATGGAGAATACGATTATGAAGATTTGTTAGATATTGTTGGAGATATTGATAAAACCTTTGAAAATTTATACGAGCATTCTGATTTACCTTATACTTCAAACAAAAAGAAGATTGATGAGTTGTGCGTAAAAATAGTAAAAAATTATTTATTTTAAGGAGGGCAAATGATAAAATATTTTTTAATACCAACTTGGCTGATATATTTAGTATTAAAAAGAATGTTTCCGAAAAAGCATGTTTGGTACGATAGAAATTTTAGTTTAGAACAATGGAGTACAGGCGCTACCCTGTTTACTTTGTTTGTATCTTTAGTTTTGTGGCTTGATTGTGTAGGCTTGTTAATATTACAGATTTGAAGAAGAGAGAAGTGTTTAACTTAATTATTACTTTTTAACAATCAATAATTAACTTAACTTTTTTAAAGCTATTTCATAATTAAGTTAATTTTTATACATCTTTTAAGAATTTAAGTTAAAAATTTTGTTAATTTTCAAAAATTAACTTAATTCTTGAAGGGTGCTAAAGAGTGTTTTTTATAGATATTATAGCGATGAGGGAAATATAGGGGAATAACTATAAATGCTGTATAGTAGAATAGTACTAATACTAGTACTAATATTTGTATTCTTCTTAAAAGAATGAATGAAAGTAATAAAAGAATTGAAAAGGGAATTTTTATGGAAATTAATTTAGAACAAATTAAAGAGAAAATTGAAAGACGAATAAAAAATAGATTGGAAAAAATAGATTGGGAAATTGTTTTCGGATTAACTGAATTTTATATAGCTGGAAATTCACTTAATATTGGAAAACCTAACGACCTTGATTTATTTCCAATTAGGAAAAATGATTTTATAAAAATTAAAGATTTGGTTTTTAAGAACAAATTTTCTATAAAATCTTCAACAAAAAATGCATTAACTATAAAACATAAGGATAGAATAATTCAATTCTGTAATTATCATTTTGATAGTTTGGAAGAATTGGTAGAATCTTTTGATTTTTCCCATATTAAAATAGGTGCAAAAATATTTTGCAATAATGGAAAGATTTTTTCAAATGATATGTACATGTCTTCGGATTATATAGAATCTCAGGTTGTAGGAAGAACATGGTTTACTGGGAGTTCATATCCGTTGTCGTCCTTAATGCGGCTATTTAAGTATTATAAAAATGAGGATGGAGTGTTCCGACAACAGTTTATCTACGAGAGTATTAAAATATTAAATCAGATTATTTCTAGGGGAATGTATAGCTATAAAGACTTTAAAGAACAATTAGATGCGGTTGATTTAGGATTGGTTCCGGAAGATTTTAAAGAATTAACTAAAAACAATGATGTATTATCTGAATTGTTTTCCCTTCTTAAAAGAGGTGATAACAAGTGAGAATTCTGAAAAAAATGGTTGTCACTCCATTGGCAATTAGTTGTATGAATGATGGTGTTTATACATTATCAGACCGAATACGCAAGAAGGTTTTTAATAATTATGATGATGTTTGTATCTTATGTGAGGAAAGATGGAAACAATTTGCAGTATGGGATTCAAATATCAAAAAACCAAGTTGGACGAAAAGTGAAAAATCTGAAGTACGTTTGGAAAATATGTATCGATTGGGAATGGCATTGGATCAGTTAAATAATCCAAAACGAGAAGATGATTATATATATTCTTCTATTTTCCAATCTGATTCAGAATCTATTTCCAAAGGTTTAAAATTTTTACATAGTGTAAAGTATCTTAAAGCATGGGAATCTTTTTATGAAAAAATAACAGTATTTGGTTCTTATGAAAAAATATTTTTATCTGTTACTCAATTGTATGAAGAATATATTCATTTCTGTACGGAAGTTTTACAAAAAAAGCCTTTTATGAAATCAATACAAATGATTTCTGGAAGTTATGAATATTCAGATTTTGGTCCTTTGTTGAACTCCGCAGTTTGGTGTATTAGATATGAAATTGATCCATCAGTTTATGTAAAAGTTATGTATGATGCTTTTATGGTTTTTCAAGAACAAAAACAAGGTGATGCGGGAGGTTTATATTTTTCTACTAAACACATTGGAAGCACCTCTCAAGTAAGGCCATCAGTTAAAAAGTTTAAAATGCATGATGAAAAAGTTCACCCATGGAAGGAGATAATTCAATTTTTGGGTTTAAATGAAAACATAAAAATTGAATGTATAAGAGGAATTCCATTAGGATTCAATCTTGCAAAAAATCATGAAGCAAGTGGAGGAAGCTTAAAAGATATAATACTTATTCATGATAGTAGTTATTGGGCGAAAGGTATTAACTATGAAGCTTGTTTTCAATTTAATGATAATTCTGCTTTTGCACTTTATGTGACGCCAGAGAATTTTCACGAATTTAAAGATAAATGGTATGACGATGACCCTCAGATTCCCGATTATGAGGTTTTACGAAAAAACGGAAGTAATATTACAAGAGAAAGATATACGGCAATTAGAAAATTAATTAGGAGATAGGATTATGAAAACATTAAATGCAATAATAGAAGATACTAACGATAACGATGACAGTTATCCAACTACGACCCCGTGGTGGTGCAGCGGTGATTGTTTGTTATTAGGTTGCTTGTTTAATGATAATTTAGTTTGCATGAAAAAGAAAAAAGATGAGTTTGCTACTTGTGATTTTGAATTACCAATTGCAATTAATTGTAGATTCAAGTTGATGAATGAAAATGAAGATGAAGAAAGATAATGAAAATGTAAACATATACGGGCGTCATGCGCAAGAAATAGAGTAGGAGATATTAATGAATGATGATAGGGCTATTGAACTATTAAAAAAAGATACAATAGGTCGATGTGAAAAATGCAAGAAAACAGGTTATTTGGATTATAGCCTTTGTGAATGTAATAAAAAATTCCAAGCGGGAGTAAAACTATTACTAGGAGGATTCCCTTTGGATTTATTGAGAATGAAAAAACCAAAGGATATTTTCGATATTCAAAAAATAAACTTTTTTATAAAAAATCCTCAAGAAGTTTATGATAATGGATTAAGTTTGTATATTCATGGTCCCTTGGGAGTAGGAAAAACTTTTTGTTCTGTTTGGTTAGCAGAAGAATTTGTTAGTGCTTTTAGTCCCGAAGGTCTTTGTGAATATAAGTATGATTTGAAAGTAACTTTTATGGAAGCTTCGCAATTTGTTATGAAGTCTCGTTTGTATAATAATGAAGAATTAAAAGAATTTTACAAAACGTTTGATAGTAATTTGTTTGTATTGGATGATTTAAGTAATGAATATAAATCCCAGGCAAATCCGCAGTATGTTGATAAGCTGTATGAAATGTTTTTACGTCATAGAATATCACATTGTTTGGCTACAATTATTACTTCCAATGTTAAACCTTCTGATGTAGAAAACAAGTATAATGAAAAAATAGCATCTTTAATGGGAATAAAACAGACAAAAATTGATTTTGAAATGGCGGGGAGATTTGCAGAAGTTCAATTAGAGGGACCTGATTGTAGGAAAATAAAAGAAATAACACAGAATATTGCTTGGGGAGAACAAGTGAAACTATAGACTCATTGGTATTGTAGATTTTTTTCAAAAAGGATAAAAAAAAAGAAAGGAGATTGGGATGGAACCTAGATTTGGTGATTATTTACCTGTTGAAATTTATAAAGTTTTGAAAGAAGTTGGGTTTAATGGTGATCCAGGGAATTATATTTATGTTTACCTTTCAAATCCTATGAACACCGTTATGCTGTCTCATTTTGATTTTGTAAAGTCTCGTTGTGATCTTTGTAGATTTAATAATAGTAAGCAAAGAATGTCAGGATTGTACGAGTTGAAGTTTAAAGATTCAATTGGGAATTGTAGTTTGTGTATATTATATTTTAATATGGATTATTTAAGTGGCCGACAACATCAGAATTTTTGTGGGTTGTTAATTCAGAAGAGTTATCAAGAACAATCTTTTAAAACATTAGCTAATTTGTATATAAAGTATGGTGGTTGTAGAGAACCAGAGACTACAGTGAGAGATTTATCTTGGGATAGGATTTTTTTAAATAAGGATTTGAAAGATGAGTTGAAGAAAGATTTCGAAAGTTTTTTGAAGAGTAGAGAATTTTATAATAAGGAATTGAAGTTACCGTGGAAAAGAGGCTATATGTTTTATGGTCCTCCAGGTAATGGAAAAACATTATTGATTAAAACACTAGCAAAAGTTTATGATCTCCACACTTATGATATGAAATGTGCATGTCGAAACGGGGAACTCTTCATAGAAGAACATAGAACTATGGATCCATTTAAAAGTATTCATGATTATGTTTATCCCGAGGATATAAAACCAACTATTTATTATATTGAGGATATTGATAAGTTTACAACAGGTACAGGAACAGAGGATGCCGCCACAGTGAAGTTACATAATTTGGTAAAGGGTTTGGATGGTGTTGTTGATATAGATGATGTGATTGTTATAGCGACAACTAATGAAATGAATTCTTTGTGTGAGGCGCTTGCAAACAGACCAGGTAGATTTGATGTGATAAGGGAGATAGGCCATCCAGATGTAAAAGCAATTAAAAGTCTTTTTAAATATTATGAATTTGAAGTTATAGATGATTTGGTTTGTTCTATGGTCGAAGATAAGTTTACAATGGCTTACGCAGAGGAGTTTGTAAAAGTTGCAAAAACTCGTTATTATAAGATTAATTTAAATAGTGATGAGCTTAATAATTTATACAATGAAATAAAAAACCATATTAAAAAATTTGAACGAAATTTCAAAGATATAAATAGTAATGTTGGATTTAGAGAACATTATATTACAGATGCAAATGGTGCGGACTAGCATTTTGAGAGAAAATGAGGTATTAATGAAATTTTCACAAGAATTAGAATTTGAATTTTTTGCGAGATTGTTGCAAGATGCTGATTATATTGAAAGTTATTCAGAACAATTAAAAAAATACAAAGGTTTGTCATTTCCAATTGAATGGATTCGCATAGAAATTTTGAAATGGAATAAGGATTACAAGGGGTTGCCGCCAAATGAATATTGGGCATTTAAAGCGGAAAATGAATTACAGGAAGATAAAAGAAAAATTATTTTATCTACTATAGAAACCCTTTTAAATCATGAGAAAAAATTTGAGGAATTTGCAAAAGATCAATTTATAGACTTCATTTGTTCTCAAAGTTTGGAAAAATCATACGAAGAAGGAAAGGATTTATTTCAAAGAACTCTGGATGTTAATTTATTTTTTTCCAAAATAACAGAAGGATTGGTTGATTCGGAAAGATTAAGATATGGTAAAAATCCGGATAGAGTAGTTGATTGGTTGGAGCAACGTCCAAAAAGAGAGTCACGAAGAGGATTGATTTCTGAGGGTTTGAAACTTGGAATTCCATTGTTAGATGATCAGCTAACTTTTAAAAGAGGAACACTTAGTTTATTTCAGGGTCCTTATAAAAGATATAAATCTATTATGCTTCATCATTGTGGATTTGCTGCATTGTTGCAAGGATATAACGTATTGCATGTGAGTTATGAAAATACAGAGCAACAGGTTGGCGATAGATATGATTCTCGTTTTACTATGATCGATTACAAAAGAATGGTTAGAAATTTAATTTCTATAGAAGAAAAAGAATTAATGGAAACTGTTTTTGAAAGATTAGAAAAATTACCAAATAGATTAAAAATTCAATTATGTGTTCCGTATGAAGATAATATCGATGTGGTAGAAAAAGGAATTATTAAACTTAAAAATGTTCATAGCTGGGCGCCTGATGTAGTAATTTTGGATTATATTAATCTTCCCGCTTGTAAAAAGAAAGATATTGAAGATGATTACAAACGCATAGAACTTGTTTGTTGGGATCTGCAAAATCTTGGAAAATTGAAAGATATGGTAATGATATCTGCTTGTCAATCTGTTAAAGGTGCAGAAGATGAAAACGATTTAAAAGGTTCAGATACAGCAGGTTCTGTTGGAATTTTAAGAGCTTGTGATAATCAAATAGCTATTAATCAGACAGATGAAGAGTTTAAGCAAGGAATTATTAGATTATCGCCAGTATTTTTTCGAGACGATGAGTTAATAACAAAAAATATCCCTATGAATCATGAATTAACACGAATGTGTGTGTCTCGTGAAAGTGATAATTTGTGGAGAGAATTGGAAGATTAAACTATTAAGGCCGCAAAAATAAACCTTAAGGATTCAATAATGATCGATATTAGAACCTATATTTTAATAAATTTTCCAGAAGGACGAGAGCGTAAGGGAGGGGAAGAAATAATGATAAAATGCCCATTCCATGAAGAAACTATGCCATCTCTATCAATTAATTTAGAATCTGGAATCTGGAGATGTTTTGGCTGTAATAAAAGGGGAAATTTTACTGCATTATACAAATATTTTGAGAAAGTTTCTTGGAGAGAGGCAAAAGAGAAATGTTCTGGTATTTATTATGAAAAAAGTGACAAAGAGAAAAAATTAGTTAATATCAAATTGCCCGAAGGATTGATATCTTGTAGGATAAAAATATCTCCGTATCTGAAATCCAGGGGTTTTTCAGCAGAAGATTTAGAGCCTTTTGATGTTTTTTGGAAATTTTCTAATTTTATGGTATATTTTCCTATTTATGAACAAAATGGAAAATTGATAAGTTACGCAAGTAGAAAAGCTTCTGGAAGAGATTATTATTATCCGAGTGAAAGTCCTCACATGAATTATCTGTATGGTGAGAATTTAAAATTGAAAGATAAGGTTTTTATAGTAGAGGGAGTATTGGATGCAATTTCAGTCAATAGGGCGGGATTTAGTGCATTGGCAACATTTACAAAACAATTTTCAGGATCGCAATTGAACAGATTAAAAGATTTTATAAAAAATGGAAGATGTAAAGAATATGTTATTATGTTAGATGCAGATGCAGAAGAACAATCTGATTTGTTACAGTATCAATTATTGTTGATGGGTTGTAAAACAGACCAGATAAAATTAGAAATTGGAGATCCTGGTGAAAAAAGTATTGAAGAAATAAGGGATTTGACATTCTCGAATAATACGTTATAGTATAGAATGTAAATAAAAATAATTTTAATAAAGGAGATTTTATGGGAGTTAAAAAATGTAAAAAGATGATGAAAGAATTAAGTAACTCATGTGCTTGCGGCAAACCAGGAACAGAAAGAATTGATAATGGATTGAAAGCGGGGATTCATTGTGATGTTTGCTGGGAGAAACTTATTTCAGATTGTAGAATGCGGAGTTATTAATAATGGAAGATAATATTAAAGAGGTTTATAAGAAGTGGGAACCTTGGATTTTAAAATGGAGACGCAAATTAAATATTCCTGATTATGAAAAAGAAGATTTTATTCAAGATGTGAAGGAAAAATTGATACATGCTGCCCTGTTTTATGATGAGGATATGCCAGCTTCTTTTTCATCTTGGAGTTATCTTATTCTTCGTAATTATTTTTATAATAGAAAAAGAAACCAAAAAAATATCAAGTTTGGATTTGAGAATGATTCTTATGAAATATATAATTTAATAGAAAAAAAGGATATAGAGGAAAATGTTCTTGTACGCCTATCTCCAATTGCCAAAAAAGTTGCAAGCATTATGTGGGAAAAGGAGAATAAACATTCTAAAGATTTTTATGCTACCCTTCGAAAAAATAGCAATAAAAGAAAATTATCAATAGAAAAGGAATTAAGGGATTTTTTTTCTTTGTCAAAAAATGATTTGAAAAAAACTTATAATGAAATTAAAAAAGTTGTAAACGAGGTAACAAATGAATGAACTTGTAAAACAAATTCAGGCTTGTCAGAAATGTAAAATTTCTAAACCCAAGAAGGTTTTGGGAGAAGGAAATTTTCCGTGTGATATTGTTTTAGTATGTGAAGCGCCTAGTGAACAAGAGGAAAAGATGGGAAAGATTTGTGTCGGGAAATCTGGTGAGTTATTAACCGAAGTTTTGAATGCGGTTTTTCCAAAGAAAGATATTTATATTACGAATATTGTAAAGTGTAATCCTCCAAACAATGAGATTACTAATGATTTGGCCTTATCTTGCCAATCATGGTTGTTTCAGGAATTAGAAATTGTTAAACCCAAAATAATAATATCTTTAGGATCGTTTGCAACTTCTTTTTTTATTAAAGATGTTATGTCTACAATGAGTAATGTGAGGGGAAAATTGGTTCAATGTGGAAATTATAAAGTAATGCCAACATTTCATCCAGGATACGTTTTACATGGCGGAGGACCTATGGCGAAAGATTATATAATAGCTGATTTTTTAAAAGTACGTTCAGAATTAATGGGAATAAATAACAAAATTAAAGCAATAAAAATAAAATCAAAATTACTTAATGAAACATTTTTAGTTGGCGAGGGAGGGATACCTCTTTCAGAATTGTGGTTAAATTTAAAACAACAATAAAAGGAGAAGATAAATGATAACTGTAGATAAAGAAAAATTTACTAAAATGTTAGAAATTTGTCAAAGTATTTCGGTAGCCGATTCACCTGACGGGAAACCTCAAAGTTTGAGACCTTTGCATGCTTATGTAGAATTGAAAGTAGAAAATGATAAACTAAAAATGTCTGTTTTTAGAGAAAATATTGATGGTTATTTTTATTATGAACCAGAAGAAATTAAGGAAGAAGAGGAAGGAGCAAAAATAGTAGTTCAAACACAAGAGATATTGAAAATAATACGGTCAAGATATCCAGGAATAATAACAATTACTAAAGAAAAGGATAAAGACGAGGAGGATTTGGTTATTAAGCAGGGAAGTTTTAAAGCTAAACTTCGTTTGTATAGTGATGATGTGTTTTCAAATTTTGTTTTTGATGCAGATTGGAAACCAATGCCAAAAAATGTTATAAGAGATTTAAAAGCATGTTCAGTTGTAAGTGATACACAGACTGTTTTAATGGATATAGAAGGATCGGAAATATCTTTGTTTGCTTATACTCCAGTTCAGTTGTATTATAGTTTAATAGAATTAAAAACCAAAGGAAGCAAAGTTGGAAGAAAGATTCTTGCTATGAATACTGTTAAAATAATAACGTCTTGTTTTGAAAACATGGATGATATGGAATTTTCTTATAAAGAAGAAGATGAAAAATTCTATATAAAATCTCCTATTGGAAGCGCACGTTTTGGGTTATTATATGACGATATGCCCATGCATTATA